TTAGTCCATGGGGATTTTATACCACATATAAACTTAGTTTAATTAGTAATGACCCACTAATTTTTGGAAATACATATCTTAATAGAATAGGATTAAATTATGGTTTTTTAAATAATGCCATAAATGTCGGTGGAGGGATAAAGGCATATTACGGATCTAATCCTGTATTTTATCCAGATGTGATGATAAAAACTTATCCTTATAAATTTTTTACTGAAGACCCTAGAAGTGTTGATGTTGGTATAATATTAAACATATCTAATACTTTAGATTTTGGTGTGTGTCTTACATTACCTTTCGTGTTAAATAGATATTAAAACATATTTATTGAATATAAATTCAGTAAACATAGATTAATATGGGTTGTTATACTAGAGAACAAATTGAAGAAACAGTAAAATCTAAAGGTTATAAATGGTTTGAAAACGGTAATTATAACCTAAATATTGTTGGTGTAAGAAATTCCGAAACTAACAATGAAGTAACAAATAAATTTGATGATTGTGTAACACTTTCATATAAAGTCGATGATGATTGGAAATTCCATTGTTTTAAAGCAACTACAGATCCAGGAAAACATTGGGTGGAAAATATTATGAATGAGTCTGGTGTTGCGGTATTAAAGCCTAATCAATATAGAGGGTCACACAAGATCGGGTTACACCAAGGAAAATATGAAGCACTAAGACAACAAAAACCAGTACAAGTATATAGAGATAATAATTTAGATGTTTGTTATGATCTATTAGAAGAAAACGTACAAGAAGGTATCTATGGTATTAACATACACAGGGCAACAGGTATAAAAGGTAAAGAATCAACACAAGTAGATAAGTGGAGTGCGGGTTGTCAAGTGATTGCATCTTATGACGATTTTGAATTATTTATGGAAGTATGTAATAAGGCTAAAGATACTTGGGGTAACTCATTCACATACACACTAATAGAATCTGACGATATAGTATAATGGAAGAATATAATCCAAATTACTGGGAAGATGAAAAGTCTAGAATCAAACAGGAAATTGATTCAGAAATGGACAATATTCGGAAGGCCAATAACTATTTGAACCAATACAGGCCATTCAGTATTCAAATAGAAAATATGAAATCTAGAAATTTAGATACCATTTCCGGTGAATACAAAATGGATATAAAATCTGTAGGATCTAAGAGAAGAGGACTCTCAATAGATAAATTTTTGAAAATTGTTTTATATTTAAAAAATTTAGAAATAGAGAGTGATCTTGCACCAACTACAGTAAAAATTGATGATAGACTTTCAGATGATTTAAAAAATAGTGTATTGAAAATGTATGTACACGGATATAAGACAATAGGTTTTGATTTGTATTATAAGATAAACAAATTATTAGGCCTTTCTGATTATTTAATAGAATTTCAAACTGTAATTTATGATGAGTGAAGAATTTAAAGATTATTATTTACAAATATTTGAATCTGTTTCTGATTTAATCGGAAATAATAATTACGCAAAAGAGTTAATGAAAAAAAACTATTTCAGAATAAAAACAGGATTTTATGAAGATGAAAACCCAGATAATATTATCGAATCTATGGTATTTCAAATAAATGAAGTTAGTAATCGAAATAAAAGACTATTAAAAGAAAGTTTTTTCGATGTTATTACAAATTTCTTTAAGAGTAAAGATCAAAATGATGATACTGCAGAAGAAATAAAACAATATCTAGAACAAATACAAGATATTTTAGATGAAAATAAAATATTTGATGATAAAATAACCGAACTTTTAGGTCAACTAAGAGACTCAGATTTAATAAATCTTATTGATTTTCCAACAACAATCAGAGGACTTAAAAATAAATTATTAAAACCAGGTGATAAAACTTCCACAATAATAGAGTTCTTAACTAATTTAATTAATTCTTTACCCGAAAGAGCCGAGTATGAAGAAAAAATAAATCAACAAACATCTGTTGTAACATTCGATGACATTGATGATACTGAAGATGAAGAAGAATCAAAAATACCTAGAAAAAAATATATAAAAGAGAAACAATTATTACAAATTGAGCTCCTTAAGCTTCAAGAATGGGTTAAAGAAAATAATGTTCCAGTTGCGGTTGTATTTGAAGGTAGAGACACTGCAGGGAAAGGATCAACCATAAGAAAATTTACCGAGTATTTGGATCCAAAATACTATCAAGTAGTTGCTTTAGGTATCCCTACTGATGAAGAAAAAAAGAATTGGTTTCAGAGGTACGAAAAGTATATTAAACCAGGTATAATAACATTTTTTGATAGAAGCTGGTATAATCGTGGTATAGTAGAGCCTGTGATGGGGTATTCGTCAGAAGAAGAATATGAAGAGTTTATGAAGGATGTTGTACCTTTTGAAAAGGATTTAATTTCTAAAGGAGTTATCTTAGTAAAATTTTGGTTATCAATTACTAAAAATAGACAGGAGAAAAGATTTACTCTTAGACAACAATCACCTTTGAAGTATTGGAAATATTCACCTAATGATGAAGCATCTAAAGAAAAGTGGGACGAGTATACCAAATACAAAGAAAGAGTTTTTAAAGATACGTCACACCAAGGATCACCTTGGATTGTATTGGATTCTAATGATAAAAGAGTATCTGGATTAAATGCAATGAGAAAACTACTTCAGAAAATAAATTATGATGATAAAAATAATACTATTGTAGACTTAAATTATCCTGAAGTTGTAAGTACAATAAAGGAATCGTTAATTACTGAAAGAAGTTTTACAGATCAACATGTCAGAGCTATAGTAAAAAGTCTTATTGAAATAGTTAAAAGTAGGGAAGAAAGGACTTACTACTTACCTGAAGATTTAACAAATGGTGAAAAGTTTGAATACGAGATAGATAGGATTCCACCATTTAGTATAGAATTTGTTTATAACCTAGATGAATATCTTGATGGTGAGTATAGATTAGATGGTGATTATGATAAAGATGATGATGTTATAGAAATTAGACTAACCTTAAATCCTAATTTCCTACCTAAATTACTTTATGATCTAATAGGTGACTTAAATGACATTGTTAGACATGAAATGGAACATTTGTTTCAAAATGAAAGAGGAGAATTATATGATGATGGAAGTGAAACACCTCAAGATAAAACTTATTATCTACAACAAAAAGAATTACCAGCTCAGATACAAGGGTTGAGAAGAATTGCAAGACTTAGAAAACAACCGATAGATTTTGTTATTAGATCGTGGTTTCAAAGAAATAAACCTATTCACGGTTTAAATGATGAAGATATAGAAGAATTAACTTTGTTTTTATCATCGTTATATGATGATAAATTCAAACAATAACATATATTTATTATTATGAAAAAGAAATTAATAAGTGAAATCAATAGATATAGAGAGATTATAGGATTGGATCCTATTTTTGAGCAAAATATAAGACCTAATCCTAATGCAGTACCAACTATGGAAGTTGCAGTAAACAAAATCAATCAAAACATTATGGGTCTATCAACAAAAATACAAAATGACATATTTGAAAAAATTCCTGTAGAGTTAATTTTTAATGAACAACGTACTGATGTAGTAGCAGTCAAATTAGGGAGTGAGGATTTCCCCGTTGCCGGGGAAGGGCTGGCGTCGTTGGACCTTCCTGTAAATAAACGTTTTTTAAGAAATGATGTTGAATTTAAAACTAATGTTCCGTTATCTGAATTCGAAAAAGATATTATAAATACAGATGAGCTGAAAGAGTGGTATTATGATAAAGGTCCATATTTAAGAAATGAAATAGCCAATACTAACATCCGTGTTTTATTAGAGTTTAGTAGAGACGGCGCAATAATAAAACGCTGGAAGGGTCCACACAAAGATTTTAAAAAACATAAGTATTCAGTTGATGGTATAAAAACTAATTTTAAACTGTTTTTTAATAACAGAGGTGGTGTTTACTTTAGAGTCCATAAAAAGGGTGGATTTTTAGTCGAGATTGGTGGGTTAATGATTAAAATACCTGCAATCATTGACCCACCAGCTAGTCCTGATAGTGGAGGAGGTGAACCAGACATAAACACAAGAGTTGCCGTTCCTGAAACTATAGGGTTAGATTTAGTAGATGTATTTAATTACGACACTACAGATATTAAAGATCAAGCAAAATATGATGAAGCCATTAGTAAATTTAGTGAGGATCTTAACCAAGGAATACAAAGTATAAGAGGGTATAAAGAATTCTTGAACGGTCAAAAAACATTAACTGTTTATGGGTATGCATCACAAGATAATAATCCTTCAGAAAAAGTATCTGGAAAGTATTCAAATTGTAAAGGTCACGGTAATGGTACTAGAGGTGATTATAACATGTGTTTATCAGATTATAGGGCTAAGAAAGTTGCCGAAGACTTACAAACAGTATTTGACAATGTAGGAGTAAATGTAACTATCCGAGGTGTTGGTAAAGGAGAGACAACAAAATTCGGTAAAGGTGATGGATGGAAAGATGGAAAAAAAGATGATGAATCAAATCTATCACCAAACAGAAGAATTACATTTAGTACACCTAAATATAAAGGTTATTAATTATTTATCGGTGATCACTAATCTTAAATCTTTTATCTACCATAAAAGAAATTAAAGCAATATCAACGTACTGAGTTTTTTCATTATAAAATGAACTAATTCCTATTAGAGTTTTTCCAAAATTAGTTTCAATATCACCAATAACAGCTCTATGACCAGGAGAATTTAACCAAGCATTAAGTGCAGTACGAGAAAGAGTCCTATAAGTAGTTTCACCATTGATTGGTACACGAGCTAAAATCTCAGTTAAACCAACATAGTAATCATCATGGTTAGTAATCCCAAACTCATTTAAAATTAATGATTTGTTTTCCCCATAGATAATTTCTATATACTCATGTTTGTGTTTGAATCCATTTTCTTTCATGAATTCAATTACATCGTCACAATATAATTCTGAACCAACATGTGTGAAATGTAGATCCACACTGTCTACCCGTTGTAATGTAAAATTATAAATCTCTTCAAAAAGTCGTTGATTCATAATAGAGTCATTAAACTCTTGTGAGGTTACGATTGAACTAATAAAACTAAAAAAGATTGTGATATATAACTTCATATCACTAATATAAGAAAAATTATTTTATTTTTTCTATAATTCTATCAATAAATTCTTTTATTGCTGCTCCACTTAAGGTAATAAGTCCAGAAGACACCAATGGTTCTATTATATCATTCGAAATATCATCCCCTAAATTTTGACCCGTCATAAAATTAAGTAATATACCAAAAATAGGTAGTAAGAAAGTATAAGATAATATATCCATACCTCTATATACTGAAGAACCAGTGACTTTTAAAATATTTTTTACTTTGTCTCTCATCTTCTGAATATAGTCCTTAGCACTTTCCAACTCATCATCAAGATTTCTAATCTTAAACCATTCTTCAGAATTTTTTAAATTTTGTCTTTCGAAGAATACAACTGAAACTGCCATTATAAAAAGTGCTGCTATTTGTTCCCTATTTAGTGTTGGGTACTCTTGTTGTAAGTATTGTGTAACAGGACCTACCAAAGCACCAATACCTGCACCATATGTTAATAAAAATTTAAAACTATCTCTAAGTTGTGCGGATGCAGTTTTAAGTACTGATAAAAAAGATTGAAAGTTTTTTTCTGTAGTCGACAATATTTTGTCTTTTACAGATTCAACTAAAATCTTTTTGTATTGTGATTCTGTTATTACTATTTTCATGATCTATTAATATAAATATGCATATTTATAAACAGATGAAAGAAAAATCAAAATTAAATCCAGAATTAAGGGTTGGTGATACCATCAGACTGATCCACATGGACGATCCATTCTCACCTATTACTGTGGGAACTATTGGTACAGTCACTGATAAAACTAAAGATCCGTTTACAAAAGATGGTGAATTTATGTATGGTATTGAATGGGAAAATGGTAGAACACTCAACCTTATGCCTGAAGATAGTTGGATGATTGTTGATCAATTATTAGAACAAGTTAATCCTAGAAGATTTGATACAATTGGTAATTTATTGACAAAGTTAAGTGGATCTGATTTAAGAAAGTTAAATCAATTTTTATTAAATCTCAGAGACAGTGGAATTATTAATATGTATGGTGCAACACCATTTGTTTATTCTGGAAGGGATTGGATAGAAAAGTGGGTCAAGGCAGAAAATTTCAAAAATAGAGGTGAACTAGAATTACCTGAAGATAATGAAAAGTTAGATGAAGTTCTTGATCAAGCCGATGAGATGAGAAATATAATGGCAAGAGGTGCTATGAATGCGATCAGAAACAATGAAGAGGAATTAGACCTCAATAATGTAAATGACGAATTATTCAAATTAGCCAAAGAAGTTGTCACATTCTATATGGAATACGGAGTGACTTTATAAAAAATTAAAAAATACAAAAATGATCAGAGTAACAGACGAAGAAAAAAAGATGATTTTGGAAAGTCATAGAAGACTTTTTGAAAAACAGGTTATGATCTCGAAAGACGATAACTTGAATCCACTTGAAGAAGAAGATTTAGCCACAGATAAAAAAGGAATTACTGTCGATAGTAAAGGTAATGTAAAGGAATATACCAATGTTGTTAGTGATAATAAGTAATTAAATTTCACTAATACTTGATTTTTCACAATTTTCTAGATATTTGTATAAAAAAATAAAATGGAAATTGTTGAAATAATTTATCAGAGTTTTGACTCATTTGAAAATTCAATTGAAGTTGAGTTTTTAGATGAAAATGAAAACGTTTTTAGTGATAAGATTAAATATCATTATTTCGTTGATTTTGGTTATGGAGATGATGATTTCGATGTAACTGATTTTGATGAGGATAGTACATGGGAAAGTTTTATTGATGATCCAGAATTTGATTCTGATGTTTTAATTGAATTTTTGACTGAGTATTATAATACTTTTCCTGATATGATCCCAGAGTAATAAACATTTTGAACTACTTATTAATATGTCCGGTTTTGTTCAACCACCAAATAAAGATAATGAGAAGAGACTTTCAGATATTAAGTCTTTAGTTTATTCTTTGCTTGGTAAAGTATATCTAACAAAACCAACTTTCTTTGGTTTGGATGCTAATCAGATTATACTCGTAGTATCTCCAAGTTTAAAAGTTTTACATATAGGGGCAACAAAAAATAAGTTGTTAAATAATTTTCCTATAAAAGTTGATGATAAACTGGATGGTGATAAATTAATAGATTGGTCAAATCAAAATGATTATGTTATTTCTTTTGATGCACCAACACCCAAACTTAATCGTAAATTATATTACCAGTTTTCTAACGTAATAAATGAAAACAAAAATACCAAAACTTTTAAAGATTTTATAAATGAATCAAAACTTCCAATATTCATAAAAAATAAAGCTTTAGATGATGAAGATTGGTTTAAATCAAATATCAACGAGATATTCAAAAAAATAAAATGAGGGGATTACCCTCATTTTTTATGCACCTACTCGGATAAACTCTAGTTGGTAATTACACTTAAAACCAGTAATAGGGTCTTCATATTCCGTTGGACCCTCCAACATAAGATATTCAATACCATCTTCAATAATAATATAACGACGAAGACTATTGAGTGCGGGTGTCACGTATTCAACGTTGATGGCAACCCACCTACCAGTAATAAAGTCTTGTTGTAGTGAATAGTTGTATTCATATTCCCAGTGATCACCACCATTTTGTAGATAGTACCCTGTGTACAACTTATTCCCACTAAAATGTACTCGTGTTTTTCCAACTTTCATAGAATCCAAAGGACCTGCAGGATTAAGGTATGAAAAATCACCATGATAAATTGTGGTGTCTCCCGATTCACTAGTATATACATTACTACGATTGATAGTGACAGATCGAAGAATATAAGTACCATCCAAAGTAGGAAAGGTAGGTTCCGAATATTGATAACAACCAGTACAAATTGATACAACAATTAAAAAAAGGGGTACAATAACTTTGTTAAACATGATATATTTATAGATATGAATTTAAAAACCGAAATTTCTCGTATTAAAGGTTTAATGACTGAAGGTGAAAACCAACAATATAAAGATAGTGAATCAAAGTCTAAAAACAAAATAAAAGAAGTAGAAACTGATGATATGGATGTATCAGATGTGGAATCTGGGTATAACTTCGATTCTGGTGGTCCAGAACAATTCGAAGAACCAGTAGATTTTAGTTTGGATTCATTATTGGGAATCAAACCAGCATATAACTTCGATTCTGATGGTGGTGACGTTGATGTATACGGTGAAGAAATGTCAGAACAGGAAGATGGTGGTGGAGACACAACAGGAGATTCAGATGCAACTAATGCAGGAATTTCAACCTGGGATAGTGGAGTCTCTAGAGGACCTGCCAACCAGATAGGTATTTCAAAATGGTCAGATTCATACGGTATAACTAGAGGTAAAGGAAATCCTCTTTGGTGAGATATTTATATAAAATATATGACTTACAATCAAAAAATATTAACTGAAATCAGTGAGATAAATAGACTTATGAGATATGATAGGTCTAAATCTATATTGGAGCAAGAAAGTATTTATACAAATCAAATGTTTAATCCAAGATATGGTACTTTTTCTAAACCAGAGACCGCTAAAAAATATTTAGATGATGTAGAGGATCTTGTCGATAATATTAAATGGGATCATGAAGTATCTGCTTATTTTGAACTTGGATTAACAGGTGTTGGTTTATTATTAACAGCCACAGGTATTGGCGCACCTATTGGTCTTGCTATGTTGGGAACGGCGACAGTAATTGGTGTTACTGATGCTGTTGTTTATATAGCTGAAGGTGACCCTTATATGGGGGCAATGATGTTAGCATTATCAGTAATACCTGGCGGTGAATTAATAAATTTAGTAGGTAAAAGAGGAGGAAAAGAATTAACAAAAGAAGCATTAGAAGAAGTGCCAGGTATTATTAATAAAATAAAAAAATATGGTGTAAAATCACTAACTGACGCTGAAGGTGCTACGTGGGAGTTGTTTGAATATGGATTTAAGAAAAATGCACCCGAAATAGCAGTAAAATCAGCAGCGAAGGTCACAAAAGCGACGATAGCAACATTAAAAACATTAAAGTTATATGGATTATTAAAATTGGCAGCAAAATTAGGTATTACTGTTTTTAAAGTTGGTAGAATCGCAATAACTTTTGATATGTTATGGACGTTAGCAGCAGCACCTGATAGTTGGAGAGCGAGGATGAAAAATAAGTCAGAATTTAAAATTGTCATGGACAAGCTATACGATGGTACGCTGGATGATGCCGTTATGGAAATGTTATATAACTGGTGGTATGGTATTGATCCTACCTTAGAAGATCAATTTAAGGATGGTATTATAGCTGAGATAGATATGGAAAATAGCGAAACTGTAGAAACTATTAATAATGAAATGGCAAATGAAACTAGTCAAATGCAATCACCAGAAGTACCAGAACAAAACCGAAAGAAGTGGGATAGTCTTGGTGAACCAGTAGAGGGTTCCACATTGGCTAAAACAGAAAGTGGTGATGTTATTCAGCGTGAGCCAGTAAGATTTCGTGATTTACTTTCTGGTAAATATGTTATACAACCTGGTGCAAAAGGAGATGTTGTAAGAGATATACAAAGAATGCTGGTGAGATTAGGTTATGATTTAGGTGACACAGGAAAAACTAAAGATGGTGTCGATGGTGATTACACAAAAAACGGAAAGACCTGGGATGCAATAATAGATTTTCAGTTATCAGAACTAAATAACGTAGATGATTTAATAGATGGAGTCGTAGGACAAAGGACGGCAACAAAACTAAAAGAATTATATGATGAAAAGAGAAAATAATTTATTAAAAGAGATCCAACGATTTAATGAAATTGTTGGATTAAAAAAAGGTATACTAAATGAACAGGGGTTAACAAGACCATTAGTTGATTTTTTGAATCTTGCAGCTAAACAAGCTGCTAAATACGGTGACGTATTAGCGAAAGAACTAGATAAATTTGCCGATTTATCTGTTAATAAAAACGCAACTAACGCCGCAAAGAGAAAACAAGTTGATAATATATATAGAGCCGCCAAAGCCGAGGTTGATAAGGGTAATCCTGCTGCTTTGAGTTTGTATGATGACTTAACATTTAAGATTCTTGATGATGATGGTGTTATTAAAGGAATGGCACGAACATCACTTGATCAAGGCAATATGACTAAATCTGTTGATAACTTTGCGAATAGTAGTACTATGTCACCAAAGGAAGCGGGTGAAGAAATTGCAAGACAATGGAGAGAACAAAGTGATATGTTGGGTTTTAGTAGAGGTTCTGATGTCGATAACAGATTAGAAAAAGAAATAGCATTAGAAGCTGAAGAAAGAATAAAAAATATAAGAAGTGCTGCTGATGATGCCGCTGATAGTGGTGCGAAAGCAACTGATACCAGTGCAGGTAAACAAGCCGGTGATGGTACTCCTACAGGTAAAAAAAGTGAAGAACCTACTAGAATAACCGGTGATGAACCTGAACAATTAACAAGAGCTACCACTGATGATGTTTCAGGTAATGCCGCTGATGATGCGACCCCAGGAGGTGCTGGGGTTGGTAAGACCGCAGATGATGCGGCTGGTAGTGGTAGTAAGGTAGCAGATGATGCTGCTGGTAGTGGTGAAGGTAAGATATCACAAGATATGGCTGACAGTGGTAAATCAGATGACTGGTGGGCTAAAATACCATCAGCTACCGATAAGGAGATAGTTGAACTTATAGCAAAGGATGAAAGTTGGGCGACTTGGTTTAAAAGTCTTTTGGACGGACCTAAAACTACCGTTGAGAAGTTAACAGATCAAATTAATCGAAATTTAAAATTCATTACAGAAAATCCCAATGCCGATCCAAGAGTTTTAACAAAAGTAAAAGACCAAATTGAAAAAAATCTTGTATTAATAAATGATGCCGCAGAAAATTCAGTAGCTGTCGTAAAAGAACAAATAGAACAGAGAACTAGAAATGCTGTAAGAGGAAAAAACGGAATAATAGAGGACCCTGGACTACGAGCACTTGATGATTATCAAAAACAATTATCTAGTAGTACCAATAATTTTAGTAATTTTGACAGTCTGATGGAAAAAGTCTATGGGAATAAGTGGGCAAGGAATGCAATCAAGGCGGCATTTAGAAGTAACTTTGTTCAGCCAATGTTGGATGATTTGACACTACCAGGGAGAATGGTTAGACGAGCTCGGAAGTTAGAGACACCTAGTTGGAGTTTGGATGCTAAATTTAGATTACCTTACATGAAATCACACCCAGATGAAAAAATATGGAAACAATGGGTTCTGGGTGATAGGAGAGGATTAGCAACGAGATCCAATAAAGCATATCAAGGATTATCATCAAGAGGTGGAGATTGGGCAGCTAGAAAATTATCACGTATTTCCGGATTAGTATTTCAGGCAATTAGGTTAAAAGTATATTGGGCAGTATTTGAAATGTTCAGAAACATGTTCGCATATCTATCAACAAATAAGGAAAAACGAGATATTATAAATGCATGTTTATCATCTGGAAGAGACCCAGAAAATGATGCATGTAAAAAAATCAAAACCGGTGATAGTTGGATGATGAAATGGGCTTTAGATTTTATGGAAGGAGGTGATGTGTATGGTGAAAGAATGAAAAATGAGTTCTTAGAGGATATGTTTTATATCAGTTCTGAAGGTTATGGTGATGATGATGATATTTTCTGGGAAATGGCTCAATGGGAACCTACCATACTTGGCGAGCTAGCATATGGAGCAGTAGCTCTTTATTTTGCGGATGATCAATCTCTCACTGAACTTCAACAAACCGCTGAGGAAAAAAGAGAAGAAATTGAAAGGGAAATAGAGGACAATGATGATAGTTTGGAAGAAGTTTTGAGAGGTAGTGAAGACGGTGTATCAACTTACGACGAGATTCTTAATGATAATGATTTAAAAAGTATTATCGATGATATTGCATCAGATTTAGGATATAACAGAAATGATAATGAATTAAAATCACTAATCGATGGTTATCTTAAACTAGATAATGGAGAAGTTAAATTTAAATGTTATAATAAAAATGGTGTACTAAAATATAGTACACAAAATGAAAGATGGCTTATGGATTTTAATCCAGGTGCTAGTGGAGGAAATTATTTATTTGCAGAAAATCTTGTCCCCAATGAGTGTGTTAAAGTAAGTGAATGGTCAGTAAATGAGTCATATAAAGGTCTGATTAATATATTATTAGAACAGGCTGGTGATCCAGTAGCTGGTAGTGGTGAGGAGGATAGTTCAACAAGCGATGAGGGTGGTAATAACGACAATACAAGAAGCGATGAGGGTGGTAATAACGACAATTCATCATCCGAACAAGATAATGAAAACTCTAATGAGCAACCAGAACAACCTGAAAGTTCTCGTTGTGTAGAGACTTTATCTGAAACGTTTTTCTGTAAAAGATGTCAAGATGGAAATTCAGAAAGTGAATGTGACCAATTGTGGGGTAATCAATTATATACTGGTAAATGTTTTGATTTTAATAAAGGAAAAATTGCAACAGAGTTATCAAATAAGATGGCTTGTAATTTTGGAGATGATTCGAAATATAAAATTAGAAGGGCTCAACTTCAAGAAGAAAATAATAAATTATTTCTAAAAGGTGAAAAAAGAGATCAAGAAACTGGTGCCGATTTTCAGTTGAAAAAGGTAATTGAAGGTGGGAATAGAGATTGGGTTTTCCTGGAAAATGGTGAGTGGTTAGACTTCTTCAATAAGTACCATGGTAATGTTTCTGAGTCTATTGATATTGATAGAGATAGTTTTTTTGGACTGGAAAATATTTTAGAAAATTATAGGAAAAACATAAACTAATTGATATTTATCAATAGTAACAATTAAGTTAGATTATGGATTTAAAAGAGAAACTTAGAAAAAATCTATATCTTCTAAAAGAAGGAAAAGAAAGGTTCTTGGTAGAAGAAAAAATAATAAAATCACGATTAAACTTACTACCAAAAAACATTAATAAAAATTCCCAGATTCAAGTTAAGGAAGCTTTTGGTAAGTTATTCGAAGAGATAAAATTTTATAATTCTAATGATTTAGGTATACCCTTCCTACATGAAAATTTGATGGATGTATTAAGTCAAATGTTTAATGAAGACGGTGATAAATTTTTAGACACAATAAAGTCAAAATTGACTGATTTCTTAATTAGTAAATTACAAGGTACTGATTTCGATAGAGAAGCCATAGAAATGGCTATCGGTGATACTGAGTTAGATGATATCACAAAACTATTTACGGATCCAAGATTTTTATCAAAAAAATTAGCAGATATTTACTCTACAAAATACAATGACATGTCACTAGATCTTTCGAGTCTCTCTGGACCGACTGTCTCGTCAAAGATAACTAGTGGTGATTTTAAAACTGAACTCGAAGATGAATTTGTAGATAAGATTCGCCCAATTATGGGTGATGTAAATTCCAGAATGGAATTGAAACTGAGCGATATCAGAGATGGTATCATATCATAAACTTGAAAAAAAAAAGGGGATAATCAAGTCTAGAAAAGGTGTCGAAAGACACCTTTTTTTATATACTATTAAATGATTCTGTGTAGTTGTTCCATATTGTCTCAACTTCATCATAAATAATATTTGAGAATATTGTCGGTTCTTTTGGTTTGGTTAATAATTTTAATCCTGCTTCCTTCAATGTTTTGTTCCCTTTATATGTATTACACCTGGAACAACAAGTCACCATATTAACCCATGTATTTTGACCCCCTTTTGATCTTGGTATTACATGATCTATAGTTAGATTTTTTTTACTTCCACAATATTGACAGGTATTACCGTCCCTTTTAAATATCCTTCGTCGATTTACTTTCAATCCTTCTCGTCGAAATCTGATATAATTTAATAGTCTAATTATGACTGGTCGAACATAGTTACCCAATGAAGTTACAATATCATTTTCTCCCTTCTTAATTACTTCAGCTTTCCCTTTATCGACCAATACAAAACCTCTATGTAATGAAGTAATATTAAGTGGTGAAAAATCCGCATTTAAAACTAATACCAAGTTATTTTTCATCTTACCCCTTTTTCTATAAATATTTTATAAAATAAAGAATAAAATAAAAGATCGACTTTTTCAAGCCGATCTTTTTGTGGAGATGCTGGGCCTCGAACCCAGGTCCTGATTACTCCAAACATGGAGGACTACACGTTTAGGTCATTATTGATTCTCAACAATCCGAAATATGTGATTGAATTTTAACATCCTCTACCACCAACAGATGTGTGACTCAATTTAGGGTTTAGTCACCTCTCCACCACAACAACGGACTTCTGTTCATAGGTACACGTCCTGATCGACCCGCTGGATACGAAGCCTTAGGCTGCGTAAACCTCTTCAGTACGGACTAAACCGAGAGTCTGAAGTTTTGCGATAGTCTCGCCAATTAAAATTTGAAACCATAGATTAAAGTGATAGGTAACCTCTCACTACGTGCCCTCTATGACTGATAGTACCAGTCAAATCCATAATCATCCCCAGTTTTTATAAATATAAAGATTAATCAAGATAATCTTCATATCGTTTGTCAACCAAATCCAAAAGTCGATCAATATCATCAGGTGAAAGAGTGATTCCATCACCAGTCATTTCATTTTCGATAATTAGATCATTACCCATATAATACATGTCGATTTTGTAATCTTCAAGATCTTCATCATATGAATTTTCTTGATTTTCGAAAAGATTAAAGAATGATGATGACATAGGATTTACATATTCAAACTCATATTTTTTAGTACCGAGTTGTCGAACAATCTCTTTTGTCATGTAGAATACTTTTTCCACATCTTCTAGGACTACAAACTCTTGTACTGAATGCATGTTATAATATCCACACGAGAGATTAATACAAGAAAAGTCACCTTTTCTTTTGATTTGAGATACATCAGTATAAGGATGAGATTGAAGCATGGGATCTGTATTCATGTACTTAGAAAAGATGGGTACAATGGTATCAATAAATTCACCATCTTTTTCAAACAACCGAACACCTGAACAGATCTCTGTAATAAGGTGATTTCCGGGAGCATCAAATTGAATCGCATATCCGACATCTTCCAAGAATTCAAGGTCGCATTGCTGTGAACCGTGACATCCAGTTTCTTCGGATACAAAAAGACCAATTTTCACCTTTGGGAGTTCCATCAAAAGTTCGAGACACAAAAAGATCCCACACTTGTCATCTCCACCAATACCTGTTGGAAGACCACCCGGTGTATATGCTTTATAAGATGCATAAGTTTCATTACCGAATGTTTTTCCGAAAGTAGTTGGTTTAGTCAAAAACTCATCCTTGACTACAATTTCACTTTGAATCTCATGAACAGTATCCGTATGTGCAATCAACATTGGGTAAAACTCCCCTTGATTCAAAACTCCCTTTGTAACGTAAATGTTACCCATGTGATCAGTTTTAAAACTAATACCAGGAATTTTAGTGAGAAAATTTACGATGTGATCGATCATCATTTCTTCCTTATATGTCTTGGAAGGAACACTCAAAAGATTTTTGAAACGATTAGCTTGTTCGATATTCATAGTGATTTATTTCTACAAATATAAAACAAAAAATCCAAGTTTACAAATTACTTGGATTTTTTTACTGATAATTTTTCTTCTTTGTCGATATCAAGTAGATAATTTATGTTTTCTTTGATATTACCTCTAAGTACTTCTTCGGAAATAAGATCTTCTATCTTTTCTTGTATTGCCCTTTTAATTGGTCTTGCCCCGAACTTTTCATCAAATCCTACTTTGTGAATGTATTTTTTTACATCCTCTGAAATTTCTACAAAATAATTCAATGAATCTAATCTCTCCTTAAGTTTATAAAGTTCGATAGCAACTATTCTACTAACCTCATTTTCTTTCAATTGATTGAATATTATGATTTCATCAACCCTATTCAAAAATTCAGGTGTAAAGTAATTTTTCAATTCTTTTCTTAATAAAGATTTTTTTATCTCTTCATTATTTGTAACTCTATTTTTGGTGTCGAATCCAACACCAACACCAAAGTCTTGTAACTTTTTTACACCTAAGTTAGATGTCATAATTATCAGACAATTTTTGAAGTTAATCTTTCTTCCGAAACTATCAGTCAAGTGACCATCATCCAATAATTGAAGAAGTAATGAAAATATATCTTTGTTTGCCTTTTCAATCTCATCGAATAATACTACAGAATATGGTTTGTTTTTTACCGCTTCAGTAAGTTGACCACCATCACCATGACCAACATAACCTGGAGGAGATCCAATTAATCGACTCATTGAATGCTTCTCTTGATACTCTGACATATCTACTCTTATAAGACAGTCTTCACTACCGAAAATTTCCTTAGCCAATTGCTTTGCTAAATAGGTTTTACCAATACCAGTAGAACCTAAGAATATAAATGAACCGATTGGTCTATTTGGATCTTTTATACCAATTCTATTTCTTCTAATTGCCTTGGATATCTTCTCAACCGCCTGTTCTTGACCAATCACTTTTTTATTCAAGTTTTCCTCTAAATTCAACAAACCTTTCTTATCGTCTGCGGTCAGTTTAGTTATTGGTATTTTAGTCATATTAGATACAACATCATATACCATTTCTTCTGTTATTGGTTTACGTGAATTATTCTTTTCTTCCTCAAATTTTTTCTTTTCATCGTCGAGTTTTTTTAGAATTTTTCTCTCCTTATCTCTAAGTTGAGCAGCTTCTTCGTACATCTGACTTTTAACAACGTCGATTTTCTTCTTCTTAATTTCAGATGATTCGATCTTAAGTTTTTCAATTGATTCTGGATACTTTACATTGATCTGTGCTCTAGCACCTACCTCATCAAGTATGTCAATTGCTTTATCAGGAAATTCTCGATCTGTTATATATCTATCAGCTAATGATACACAAGCCTGAATAGACTCATCTGAATAAGTAACTTTATGATGATATTCATATTTGTCTTTAAGATTATTAAGTATTTCAAGTGTCTCCTCTGGAGTAGAACCATCAACCATTATCTTTTGAAATCTCCTTTCTAATGCACCATCCTTTTCAATATTTTCTCTGTATTCATCCAAAGTGGTTGCACCAATACATTGTAGTTCACCTCTTGCTAAAGCAGGTTTGAAAATATTGGAAGCATCTAAAGATCCAGATGTGTTACCAGCACCAATTATCGTATGGATTTCATCTATAAAAATGATTATGTCATCAGCATTTTGGAGTTCTTCTAAAATTACTTTCAATCTTTCTTCAAACTGACCCCTATATTTTGTTCCTGCAACAATCGATGTCATATCAAGTGAAAGTATACGTTTTTCAGTAAGACTTTGTGGACACTCACCATTGAGGATCTTCATAGCCAATCCCTCTACAATTGCTGTTTTACCACAACCAGGTTCACCAATGATTATAGGGTTATTCTTCTTTCTTCTAGATAATACTTGTGCGATTCTAGTAATTTCTCTATCTCTACCAATAACTGGATCCAATTTACCTTCTTCTGCTAGTTTTACTAAATCTCTAGAGAAGTTGTCTAAAACGGGTGTATTTGAATTAGAGCTAGAATTCTCTTTCTCATTTTTTTCGTTCGGGTCGATTGATTCTATCATGTCCTCAAGTTTTATAAAAAGATAAAACAAATTAAAGTATAATCAATTTATTTCACAACTTGTCAGTATAAAATTTTTTTATATGACATTTTGTCAGTTTTTATCAAAAGGCATAATTTTTTCTATTGTTAGGTCAAAATAAAAAAATAAAACTAAAAATATGAATAAGTTACTTTTTTACCCTAAAACAATTTTCGAATCAATTTTTGATGATCCTTACTTTTATAATGAAGATAAACTTTATAACAACAACATTGTAAAAAATGATGAAGGTTATTTCTTGGAATCTTATCTCCCAGGGATGAACAAGAAAAATTTGAACATAGAAATAGACGATGATGTTATTACTATAGAAGGTGGATATACAAGTAAGACTGAGATTATGAGAGATATGTCTTACACATATTCTAAGAAATATAAAATTCCTCTAGACGTGGACCAATCACAAATAAGTGCAGATATAAAAGATGGAATACTAAGAATTAAATTTCCGTATTCAGAAGTAAAAAAGAAAAAGAAACGTGTGGTCTCACTCTAAATTAAAACACCCTTCGGGGTGTTTTTTTTTATCCTAATATTTATTATCATATAAACTATCATTATGGACAAAAAAATTTTAAATGAAATTAATAGAAATCGTGAACTTATGGGTCTTAATGAATCTGAAGTTAACGAACAAGGATTTATTGACGCAGTAAAAACGGGAATCAATAAGGGTAAAGAGTTCGCAAGTAAAAAAGAAGGTACATTATCATATAAAAGACCTGACGGTCTTACCACCAAAGGTGAAACTATTGATATTAACTATGTGAGAGGACCTAAGTTTACGGAATTTCATTACGATACTGGAGGTGCAATAAACGGACATTTTACATTAGATACTGCCTTGGAAAAATTAGGTCTGAGTAAGGTATTAAATGATCCAAATAAACCAAATTATTATAAAGGTACAAGAAATAATATCGCAACATACAAAATTCCAAATGAAGAAATACCTGAAACATTTTTTGGTGAAGATGATAAATCAGACCAGTTATCAAAACCTGAAAATTTCACAATAGAATATAATGATAAAAGTTATGTTGTTGACTTTAATACTTTAACCGATAATACTACAAACGGGTATTTTGATGTTGATGGTGTAAGGTTCTATTATGGTATTGGAAAGCTTAAGCGTAAGTCTCAGTTTGACGCCACACAAAATAAAATAAAAGATAAAGAGGGAGTAAAATCATCCGTAACTAAAGTCGATAATAATGATGATGGAAGCGTTACAACACAGAAATTAGATAGAGTAGTGACTAATACAACACTTAATGATAGTAATAGGTTAAATGAATTACCAATTACTCCTAGTACTTTTAATTTGGGTGATGGTGATATACATATAACAGTAGGCGTATGATGGGTATCAAATCTGAAAAAATAGAAGGAAAGAAGATTATATGTGAAATAGATTCATCTAACTTGATGAAGGCAATCTATGACACATTATCTAAAACTCTAACAGTTACGTTTAAAAACGGAAATGAATATGAGTACTATAAAGTTCCTCACAAAGTTTTTACCAAATTGAGAATGGCAGAATCTCAAGGTAGATTTTTTAATTATGAAATATCAAAGGAATATAAATATAAAAAAATATCTATGAATTGATGGAAGACGAAAAAATCTTAAAAAGTTTTAAAACTAAAAATGAATTAGATTCTAAAATATGGGATGTGAATGACACCTCTATTAAAATGAAAAAAGATGTCAGAGAATCCCTATTAGAAATTGCAAATTCTTTCGTAGACTTTTTAGGTTTTGATTTGTTTGTTCAAGATGTAACAATGACTGGTTCTTTAGCGAATTATAATTGGTCAGATTATTCAGATGTAGATTTACATATTATATACAATTACGATGAAGTTGGAGATCAAGAAGAATTATTCAAAGACTTATTCAAATTAAAAAAAACAGTTTTCAATTCAACACATGATATAACAGTTAAAGGATATGAAGTGGAGTTATACGTCCAAGATGATAATGAACCTCATTTTTCTAGTGGTGTATATTCTGTTCTGTTTGACGATTGGATTGTAAAACCTGAAAAAATATCGGCAAATATTGATACAAAACTATTATTGAAAAAATCAGAATGCTGGATGGAAAAAATTGATAATCTAATTGATGATTATGATAATGAAGTTGGAGATGAAACACTTGAAAAAATTGGTAATCTACAAGATAAAATCAAGGATTATAGAAGTGTCGGTTTAGAGAAAGATGGTGAATTTTCATACGAAAATCTTGTATTCAAATTTCTAAGAAGAAATGGATATATTCAAAAATTATTCGATTTCAAAAACGATACAATAGATAATTTATTGTCTATGGAGTAATTAACCGTAATTCTACATATTTATATATAAAATATTATCATGGCAGAATATACAGCATGTACTTCTAATAATGCAGCAACAGTCCCTCCAATCACTGGTGGAACAAGACAGAGTGTTGAACACGCGGTTTATTATACATATAGTCAAAGTACAACTGGAGATACTAGAACACAATGTTCAACAGTAAGAATAGGTCATGATGGATTACAAAATTAATACAAAACAAAAAAGATCATGTCAGATTTAAAACCGTTAGGAAGTGAAAAATTACAAGGCGAAGATAAAATCAAAAGGATTTTAGAAATTGCGAATTTTAAACAAAAAGATATAAATACAAAAAATATTACAGAATCTGTTGTTCAACTAGCAGACGGTAAAACCTATGGTATCGAAAAGGAAAAACTAGGTTACATAATCAAAGTAAAATTAGACGAATCTGAAACTTTCGATTATAGAACAAATATTAAAAATAGAAGATATCATAAATCTTTTTCTCAAGCATTAAAAGAAATGAATCTTTTAGCTAAAGAATTAAATCGATTGAATGAACATGATGAGAATATAGATTTATTTCAAGAACAAAAGAAATTTGTTTTGAAGACACCAAAACCAGAAGTAACTGATGAACCAGTCATGGACGAACCAGCTATTGATGGTGGTGAGGATATGAGTCTAGATTTAGATATGACATCTGATGCTGGTGATACAGAACTTGATATGGATTTAGGTGATGAGGAAACTATGGATGATTCCGGTTTTGATTTGGACGAACCGTTAACACCACCTAGTGAAGATGGTGATGAAGAAACATCATTTAAATCAATTCAAAAACTAGTTGGTAAACTTGGACAAAAATTACGTACATTAGAGAGTCAACAAGGACTTACCTCTGAAGAAATCAAATATGTTTTAAATTCAGTAATTTCAGCATTAACTCTTGAAAACTTGACTGAAGAGGATAGAGACGATATTTTGGAAAATTTTGAAGAGGAGGTTGAATATGATGATATGGAAGGAGATATTGACTTTGATACTTCTGATGACGAATTAGATTTAGATCTTGATTTAGATATGGGTATGGATGATGAAGAAAAATCAGAACCATTAGAAATGGTAATGGATGAAATATTTTCAGAATCAAAGGCTGAAAAAGTAATTTCAAAATATTATGATAAAAAAGTTGATGAAGAATTGAGATCGAAGTCATTTTTGAATGAAACTTTGAGGAAAGTACAATTAAAAAAAGAAATAAATAAATTTGCTACTTCTGTTGAACAGCAACTTTCCGCAGAAAACTTAGTAAATGAAAATAAAGAAATTAAATTCGTAGGAAGAACAAATCTCAAAAATTTGATTTTTGAATCTGATAATAGTAAATTCAAAGTTACTACTTCAGGTGAAATATTATGAAACTCGTTTATGTAAATGAATTAGGTCCCAATTATAGAGGAGATAATGTATATGAATTTATCTTTTCTGATAAAGAAAATGTTTGGGGTGAAGGTTGGGATGAAAGTCCTGCTATGTCAAAACCAGAACCACCTAATTTAGAATACATAACAGAAGTTAAAATTTTGAAAAATTCAGGTCTTGAATTGACATTAGTTCAAGACTCTGATTTTTTCTCTTTTTATGACTCTATTGACGGAGTCATAGCATTAGCATGGGAAGATGAAGAATCTAACTATGTTATAAATAAAAAATTCGATAGACTAGTATTTTCTTATGGTGAATCACTAAAAAGTGTTGAAGATAAAATTTATGAAAGAGATTTAATACTATCGACTGATAAAATATTAATTGGAAATGAATAACAGTTCTAAAATATTACAATTACTAAGTAAAGGATTCTCAATCAATACTTTAAATAATTTAAATGAGAAGGATATTAACCGACTACATAAAAAATTGTTCACCGAACAAGAATCAGAAGTAGATAATTTAAATGATAAAGTTACAAATTTAAGGCAAAATATTGCAAACCTTAAAAATGATATGGAAGAATTAGGAGAGGAGGATGTAGATAATATAAAACCTTACAAAGGGCAACAAACTCAAGATCCTAAACAAGTAGGTCCAGATACTGACGATGGTATGGATAATTATCAAGACGGAATGATTGATGAAGAAGAAGATAATCCATATGCGATTTGTACATCTTCATTAGGATTAGTAGGAAGGAAGAGGGACTCATACACCAAAGAGGAAGAGAAAAAATTTGAAAGATGTGTTCTTGATGTTAAAAACGAAAGTGTTAGGAAATTAGAAGAATCTTTAGTATCTTTGATTCTACAAACTGAAGGTATGATTACTAAAAAGGATTTAATTGAACAAGAAGTTGCGCCGACAAGGGTAAAACCAGGTACAAAGGAAAAACCACAAAGAGGTAAGCCACTTTATACTCCAAAACATTCACCAAAACCTAAAGCCGATAATACTGAGACTGCACCAACAAGGGTAAAACCAGGTACTAAGGAAAAAGAAAGAAAAAGTACACCTTACCAACCGAAACATTCACCAAAACCTAAAGCTGAAGAAAAATCAATTCCAGATTTTTTCAAATTTGATAATATCAATATCACATTCAAAGATGAGTAATATTAAAGAACAAATACAATATGATGGTCCTGAAAGAATGGATCCAGATATCGAAAGAAAAATATCAGGTGGTGACACTCCTCTATCTGATAATCCAGCATTTCCTGGAAAAGAAGAAGATGAGTTTGATAATAGTTTTGCAGAACTAATTGCATCAAAAAGATTCAAAGATGTTGTTGAAAAAGTAAAGCAATATACTGGTATGCAAGAAGTTGCTGGTCAAAATGCCTTTATGCAACTTCAAATGATGTTGATGAATGCAGTTTCTAAAGTTAAACAAATGGAGTCTAATAATGAAGGTTATTTGGAGCAATTAGCGGTAGACCTCGTTAAAAAGGAAATGTCAATTCCTGACGATGCATTTCAATACGATGTTGAGTTAATGTCAATGCCTGGTGGTATCGATACCTCTAAAATGCAAGGGCAGCCTGAAGAATTTGAAGATGAAGAAATACAACAAGTATTTGGTGTGGATTCTAATGAAGCCGAAGATGATTTAGAAAACTTTATGGCTGCTTTTGAAAAGTTCGATTTAGAAAAAGCTAAAAGAAGATTTATAAATTCACTGATTCAGGGAGCATCTAAAAAAGGGCATTATATGTTTAACTTAGTTAGTGAAGAACTAAATAATATTAATCCAGAATTACTCAACTTATATGGAGTTTTAATGTCTATAAATGATCTATTATATTGGATTATGCCAGATGCTATGACAATGAGAGCGGCTGAAGGAGGTGAAGGTGTTCAAGGATCAGAAGAAATCGATGACACTACAGATCCCCCAACAATTAAAGCGAAAGGTTTATTTTTCCCAGTCTTAGTACACGAACTCATTAAAGGAATTTACGAAGTATTGGGTACTCAGGGTCTACCTGACGATCCTAGAGCAGCTGAAATGGTTATGGGTGCAGAAGATACTCTACCATATGAGGTATGGGATTTAAGGTTGGGACCTGTAATTTGGGAGAAATTTACAGAAGCTTATCCTGACAAATTATTCGAAGATGATATGAGAGAGATCCAAAATTATCTATTCTCAAGATTTTCTTCATTAACTACCGATGAATTCTTTGAGGTTGCACGTATGATATTATCAGGTTCAGATGAAGGTAAAAAAATTGTATCTAATATGGTCGATGAAATTATCGATGAATTAAAAGGTTATGATTATGAAGATGCAATGAGTCAATATTCTGACGATGATGACGATGATGATGATGACGGACTAGAGGGATTCTTAGGTGACCTAGGAATTTCACTTACCTAATGGGTCTAACTAGAGAACAAGTTTTATTAGAGTACGCAAAGTGTATCAAAGATACTGACTATGCTATGAGTACTTACTTACAGACTTATGACAATACTCAGAAAGGTTATGTACCTCTTAAATTATTTCCTGATCAAAAACATTTGATCGATGACTTTGAAAAGTTCGAAGAGAATATAGCATTAAAGTATAGACAGGCCGGTGTCTCTACGGTCACTTCTGCTTGGATTTCAAAAAAACTAGTATTTGCTAAAAAAAGCAAACCAGAAAAAATTCTTATTATTGCCAATAAGTTAGACACTGCAGTTGAAATGGCAAATAAAATAAGGGGATTTGTTGATCAATGGCCTGATTGGTTAGGTGTTACCTTTTCAAACGAAAAAAATTCACAAAGACACTTTAAGTTGAGTAATGGTTGTGAAGTTAAAGCGGTTGCAACATCTAAAGACGCACTACGTGGGTATACCCCAACGACACTTATATTTGATGAGGCTGCGTATATAGAAGCCGATGATGACTTCTGGGCTGCTTGTATGGCGTCCCTTTCTACAGGGGGTAAAGTGATTGTTATTTCGACACCTAATGGATTTGATCCAATCTATTACCAAATATATGACCAATCATTGAAAGGTATGAATGATTTTAAGGTCACGGAAATGTTCTGGTATAGAGATCCTAGATATACCTCTGACTTAAAACTTGTTAAAGTAAAAGATATTGTTCACTATCTTTTGAATAGAGAAGATTACAATGACGATGAAATTACTTTAGATTATTCCAATATAGATCCTCGTGAAAGAAATTTTGAAGAAATAAAAAAACATTTCACAGATGGATACAAACCATTATCATCTTGGTTCGAATCGATGGCAAAAAAATTAAAGTTTGACCGACGAAAAATATCACAAGAATTAGAATGTAATTTTTTAGGATCTGGTGATAATGTAATTCCACCAGATACTGTAGAATATTTACGTGAAACTTGTATCCAAGAGCCAAGTTTTAAATTTATGGGTGGCGCATTATGGCAGTGGAAAGAACCTGTAGTTGGACACAAATACATTATGGGTATTGACGTTTCAAGAGGTGATAGTGAGGATTTCACAACATTTTGTATCATAGATTTTGATGAAAGAGAACAAGTATTAGAATATTTAGGAAAAATTCCGCCAGATGTTGCCGCTGAAGTTGCTTATAAATGGGCTACTATGTATTCAGCATTTATTGTTATTGATATTACAGGTGGGATGGGTGTTTCAACATCTAGAAAATTACAGGAATTAGGTTATAGAGATTTATACGTTGACGGAAAAGACGCATTTAATAAATGGAAGTACGATCCTAAAATGAATGATAAAATTCCTGGTTTAAACTTTAATTCTAAACGTGTTCAGATAGTATCGGCCTTTGAAGAGTGTCTAAGACACAAATTTAAAGTACGTTCTATTAGATTATTAAATGAGTTGAATACATTTGTTTATATTAATGGTCGACCAGACCACATGAAAGGTCAACATGATGATTTAATTATGGCAATGGCAATGGCCATTTATGTAGGTGAGAATTCCTTTACTCAATTAAACAAATTGACGGAACAATCAAAGGCAATGGTCGAAAGTTGGTCTGTGAGAGAAAGTGACGAAAGTCATAAAGTAACAAACTTTAATCCTTCTATACCTGGTTATGTGAGTGATCAAATGAACAGTAGACAAGCCTTGAAAAAAGATTATATGGAATATTCTTGGTTATTTGGGGGTAGACGCTCTTAACTTATTCCCTTAGTTTTTTATATTTATAGACATGGCAGAAAATAATTATACAATTTGGCAAAGACTAACAAAAGTTTTTGGACCAGACTCAACTCTTGATCAACAGGCACCTGTATTCAAATTTGATAAAAAAGAGTTGTTAAGGACAACTAATAAAGATGAATTTGAAAGAGAAAGGTTACAAGCTCAACAGACCTTTTATCTTGGCCAACAATGGCAAAAAATAGAAAATAACTTATATTCTCAGGCGGTTTATTATGAACCTACTAGATTAGCATCATTTTATGATTATGAATCTATGGAATATACACCAGAAATATCAGCAGCTTTAGACATATACGCCGAAGAATCTACAACACCAAATGAAGATGGATTTATTCTGCAAATCTATTCTGAAAGTAAACGTATCAAATCTATACTCGCCGATTTATTTAATAATAAATTAGACATAGATTCTAATTTACAAATGTGGACTAGAAATACATGTAAATACGGTGATAATTTTGTATATCTCAAATTAGACCCAGAAAAAGGTATTATGGGTGCACAACAATTACCTAATATTGAAATCCAAAGACAAGAAAGAGGTATGAAAATTAAACCTGAAAGAAATACCTCAACAACTGATAATAATTCTCTGAAGTTTTTGTGGCAGGTTAAAGATATGAGTTTCAACACATGGGAGATTGCACACTTTAGATTATTAGGTGACGATAGAAAATTACCTTACGGAACTTCTATGTTAGAAAAAGCTAGAAGGATCTGGAAACAATTAATTTTATCGGAAGATGCTATGTTAATTTATAGAACTTCAAGAGCACCTGAAAGACGTGTTTTTAAAGTATTTGTAGGAAATATGGATGACAAAGATGTTGAACCATATATACAAAGAGTTGCCAATAAATTCAAAAGGGACCAGGTTGCTGATCCTCAAAATGGAAATGTAGATCTAAGGTATAATCAAATGGCTGTTGATCAGGATTATTTCATACCTGTTAGAGACCCAAATGCACCTAACCCAATTGATACTCTACCTGGTGCACAAAATTTATCAGAAATTGCAGATATTGAATACATACAAAAGAAATTATTAACCGCTCTGAGAGTACCGAAGGCATTCTTAGGATTTGAAGAAGTTGTTGGTGACGGTAAAACATTAGCTCTTCAGGATATTAGATTTGCAAGAACTATCAATAAAATCCAAAAATGTATGATCCAAGAACTCAATAAAATTGCTATCATACATTTATACATTTTAGGTTTCGAAGATGAATTAACAAATTTCTCATTGTCTTTGACTAATCCATCAACACAAGCAGATCTTCTGAAGGTTGAAAATTGGCAATCTAAGATACAACTGTATAGAGATGCGGTTAGTGACCCTGGAAACGGAATTCAAGCAGTATCTAGTTCATGGGCTAAGAAACATATTTTGGGATTATCTGATGATGAAATTAAATTAGATATTCAACAACAAAGAATAGAAAAAGCTGTTGCAGCTGAACTCGAAAAAACACCTGAAGTAATTTCAAAAACTGGATTATTCTCTAATATAGATAAATTATATGGTAATAAAGTCGATCAAGATCAGGGTGGACAAGAAGGTGAAACTACAGAACCATCGGATGCTGGATTTGGTGATCTAGGAGGGGGTGCCCCTGATTTAGGTGGTGGTGGAGCTCCTGATCTTGGTGCGGACATAGGAGGTGATTTGGGTGATGAAGGAGGTGGTGATGAAACACCTATAGAATCTTTCGTCAAAAACAAAGATTTAGATTTGATTCTAGAAGACTCACTTTTAACTGGAACTGATAGTATAGATTTATCTAGAGGTTCGGAGGAGTTACTAGAAATTGAGAAAAAATTAAATAAACTTTTATTGTGATATTTATAAAATAAAATCATGACTACTTTCGGCCAACTTAAAACATATATAGAAAATAAATTGATCGAGTCTTACAATACCGATTCGTTCAAAAATGAATTGAGTTTTTTCAAAAAAAATATCCTAGAAAACAATATCATATCTAAAATTTATAATGGATATGATGAACTTTCACAACCAAAGAACTTAAATCCGGAAGTTTCGACTGAATATATACAAGAAAGTGTTACTCTCATACAAAAACTTTTAGAAGAGGGAAATACCATAATTGAAGATATATCCTCGAAAGTTGACATTAAAAAATATGGTAATGATTATCAAGATATTGATAATATGATGTATCTAAAAGATCAAAACCAAATTTTGGAAAGAATCGAGTCTAAAAATAAAATTAAAAATATTTTAGAAAGTACTCAGGTAAAAGAGTCTAAAGAGTATATCGATATACCATTATCTTCAATGTCCACAATTGCTGCTAAGACAATTGATAAAAACTATACTAATCTTTCTGATTACGATTTGAAAACATTGAAAGAATATTTTTCAATGAACAATAAAGAAATTAAGTCTGAGATCGAAGAATGTAAAACTAAAATATTATCTAAACTAGAGGAAAAGAAAACTTCATCTGATTCTGATTTGAATGAGACGATTGATAAGACTATAACTAAAGTGAAAAATACCGAAAATAATTTACACTCTTTGTATCAACTAAAAGAATTATTGGTCGGACTCTGATCTTTTGTGATTATAAATTGCCTTTTTTTTCTGTGATCTTTTAGTCACACTTTTTTTTTCATAGTACATATTTTCTCGGATCTTTTCATTTTGTTTGAGTTTTTGAACTTTATTTTTATAAATTTTTAAAGCTCTCTCAATACCATCCTTTTTATTTACTTTTACTATGATCATATTCTATATATATATTTAAAAAATCTGTTTTGACAAAGGTAGTAATATATCTTATATTTTCTATTATAAAATAAACTTTTATTATGAATTATTATGAAGAAAGGCAAAACAAGCCGTTTGAATATTTTACCTGATGCTAGATGTGTATTTGGAACAGTAGACGCTAAGGAGTTAAAATCATTATATTTAGTTATACAGTGTTGGATAGAACCATCTGATTTTTTTGTTAACTGGGATCGAATTATAGGAAATTTAGAAAGATCAATAAGACATACTGTCATCGATTCTTTAGATTTTATTTACTTCAAAAGATATAACATTGTTGACTTGGATATTAGAAGTAGCGGAATTAAAGAAGGAAAAAGAAGTTTCTTAAATTTAGAAATAACTCTTTTTACAACAGAAAACAATACAAATTTTAAATCAAGAATACTAAAAGATAAATTGAAAACTCTGGTTACTGATATCTACATTAACGACTTAAAAAATTCAAAATATTTTTCAATACACAAAACAAAAAGTAAGGTAAAAGTATCTTAAATCTATTTTCATGTATTTATAATAAAAGTCAAAATGAAAATTTTAGGTCCCAATGATACTGGTAAAGGTATTCTGATTGAATATGATGCTGGAAGCATTTCACCAGACGATAAAAGAAATGCTGAAGTTATAAAAGAGTCATATGGACAATTAGAGCATTCAAAACCTTTTGTGTTTTACGCAACTTTGCAAAAATATGATACCCCAAATAGAAATGGAAGAACTTATCCTGAAAAAATACTTAAGAGAGAAGTTGAAAAATACAAACAAAATATAGAAAAAGGATTATCCATTTCGGAATTGAATCATCCAGAATCATCTTTAATTGATTTAGATAGAGTATCTCATTTAATTACTGACGTATGGTGGGAAGGTAATACGTTGATGGGTAAAATAAAACTTTTAACTTCACCTGGTTTTCATGAGAGAGGTGTCGTATCATGTCCTGGAGATCAAGCGGCTAATTTAATGAGACAAGGTGTTACGATGGGAATATCTTCAAGGGGTGTGGGTTCTTTAGTAAATAAAGGTGAGAAAAATGAAGTACAAGATGACTTTGAGTTGATTTGTTTTGATTTAGTTTCTGCTCCTTCTACACCAGGAGCTTACTTGTTCCTAAATCCTGAAGATCGAACAAAATATGATGAAAAATTAGATGAAGAAACATTATCAACTGGAGAAGTTGAAAATGAAAAAAATGATTTTTTCTCTCGTTCGCTTGATTTGATGACAAAGTTGTCCGATTATTTAGATAAATAAAAACGAGATGGTTACAGCAGAAAAATATTTTGTTGTCAAAATTCAAATTGATGACGTGGATCCACAGACAGGTAGGATAAAAAAACTTAGAGAAGAAAAGTTAGTAAATGCTATTAGCGTTACTGATTGTGAAGCAAAAGTTATGGAAAAAATGGGAAATATTTCACTCGATTGGAGAATCACTTCGGTAAGTGAAAGTAAAATTGATGAAGTTTTTGAATAATCTACTTATCTAATCTTTTAATAAAGTCGGGTCAATCCCGACTTTTTTGTTTTTATTAGTGTCATAAAATTAACTTTTTTTTATTCCTGGTATATTTATTTGTAAATAAACCTTATAAAAAATAAAATGGCAGACAAAAAACAATCTTTAGTTGAGGAGGCACTTTTACAAATGGAAAATTTGAAAGAAGCCGTAACTGAGAATGCAAAGGGAATACTTGCTTCTACAATGAAGGAAGAAATCAGTCAATTAGTAAAAGAATCTCTAGAGGAAGAGATTGAAGAAGAAAAATCAGCCGAAGTCGAAACTGAAATGGAAGAAGGTTATCAAGAAAAGATGACTGAACAAGAAGATGACACAGATGACATGGTCGATGTAGACGATGTAGAAGTGGACGACTTAGTTGATTTAGATAATGATTCTGATGACGAAGAAGTTGATATGGATATGGATATCGATATTGATGACGATGGTGATGATGACCTTGATCTTGATGATCTTATGATGACCGACTTACCTGGTGACGACTTGGAAGTTGATGATGAAGAAGAGATTCTAGCACCCCTAGATCTTACTATGGCTACTGATGATGAAATCTTAGCAGTATTTAAGAAAATGGGTGAAGAAGATGGTATCATTGTCCAACAAACAGAAGATGGTGTACATCTTAAAGATGACACTGAAGATGTAGAATACGAAATCAAAATGGAATCAAAAGAGACCGATTCAACTGAAGATATTATCTATGAAATCGAAATTGGTGAAGAAGATGATATGGAAGAAGGTTGGAATGAAATGGTCGATGAAGAAGAAATGTGTGAAGGTTGTGGTGGAACACATGAAGGTGAAGAAATGATGGGTGGAGACATGAAAGAAATGATGATGAAAATGAAAGAAATGATGGAAAAAGAAAAAATGTCTTCAGAAATGATGGAAATGATGGAAAAAATGTCAGAAATGATGTCTTCAGAAACCGTAGAAGAAACTATGGAAGAAGGCATGGACAAAGACATGGAAGAAGTTATGAATCAAGAAATGGAAGAAATGGAAGAGATGGAAGAAGGTTATGATACCAAAGAAGAAATGGATGAAGAAGAGATGGATGAAAGATCTTTAGCTCAAGGACGTAGAAAAGGTGTAAATCCTGACGGTAATCCAAGCGGTGGTTCAAAACCAGGAACCGGACCAGTTCCTAATAACTATTTGTATAGAAAAGTACAAAATGAAGTCAAACAACTCAGAGAGAAGAATGAAGAGTATAAAAAAGCTTTGAATATTTTCAGAGAAAAGTTAACTGAAGTTGCAGTTTTCAATTCTAATCTAGCATACGCTACACGTTTATTCACTGAACACACTACAACTAAACAAGAAAAAATAAACATACTAAGACGTTTCGATGGTGTCGAAACTCTTAAAGAATCTAAGTCACTGTACAAGCAAATTAAAAACAAGTTAAGTGACTCTAGTTCTGAAGTAGTTAAGGAATCAATTGAATCGAAAGTTGGTAAATCTCCAACAACAGGTTCAGCTACAAACCTTATCGAAAATAAAACATATGAGAATCCTCAATTTATGAGAATGAGAGATCTCATGAAAAAATTATAATAAAAATAACTAAATAATATACTAAAATGGGAGCATTATTAGAATCAGGTCTAGTTGGTAATATCGGTCTTAAGCACCTCAAAGTTATCAAGGAAGACACAGTAAACAAGTGGGACAAATTAGGGTTCCTCGACGGTCTTAATGGACAATTAAAAGAGAACATGGCACAACTTTATGAAAACCAAGCTTCTCACCTAATTAACGAGGCTTCAACAGCTGATGGTGGTGGTTCATTTGAAACAGTAGTTTTCCCAATCATCAGAAGAGTTTTCTCAAAGTTGTTAGCTAATGACATTGTATCTGTACAAGCTATGAACCTACCAATTGGTAAGTTGTTCTACTTTGTACCTAAGATTCAAGACAGAAATTCATCTGGTTTGCACGCTAAACCATTCGGTGCACCAGGTGCTGATAACGATCCAAATACAGGATATACTTCAACCGCTAGAAATCTTTATGATAGATTTTATGAAGGTTCTGTACCGGGTGAAATTGGTCAAGGTGTTGACCCAGAAGGTTTATTCGATTACTCTAAAGGACGTTTCAGTGCACACACTGCGGATACAGTAGCATATAAGCAACTCGGTGATGGTACATTGAGACAAATGAATGCTGCTGACTTAGCAGCTTTCTCTGCTACTCCACAAAACAGTGTGATTATTGGTCTATCTGGTTTTGCAAGCACAGGTGCTGGTAAGATGGTAGGACCAACTGGTAATGAAATGGATACAGAAGAATTCTTATCTTACTTAAACGTTAGTTCTGGAGCAACAGCATATCCATTCAATGTATTAAGTCAGAGATATGGTAAAGGTATTGTTGAATATGGTGGATTGACAGATGCACCAGCATTCCCAGGTAGTCCAGGGGGTAGATATAATGATATCTGTTCAGCTGACGGTATAATTTACTTAGTTGTAGACTTGAAAGAACCTACAAGTCTAAGTGATTCACTAGATGGTTACACTGGTTATACATTCGGTGGTGCTATTACTAACGATCTTGGATTCAAAGCGACTTATAGAATATATGAAGAACTAGAATTCGAAGATGCGATTGGTGAAGTATCATTCGATCTAGAGTCAGTCACTGTAACTGCAATCGAAAGAAAGTTAAGAGCACAATGGTCACCAGAACTCGCACAGGACGTTTCTGCATTCCNNGAAGCTGAATTGACAGCATTGTTGTCAGAGCAAGTTGCAGCAGAAATCGACCGTGAGATCTTAAGAGACTTAAGAAAAGGTGCGGCTTGGAAATTAAGATGGGATTATGACGGATGGAGAAGATTATCAACAACTTCTACAGCTTACAACCAGAAGGACTGGAACCAAACATTGATCACTGCGATCAATCAAATTTCAGCTCAAATCCACAAATCTACATTGAGAGGTGGTGCTAACTGGGTAGTTTGCTCTTCTGAGGTTTCAGCAATCTTTGACGATCTAGAGTACTTCCACGTTTCAAACGCGGCTCCTGATCAGGATAACTACAACATGGGTATTGAAAGAGTTGGTACTCTTTCTGGAAGATACCAAGTGTACCGTGACCCATACTTCCCACCAAACATGGTATTGTTAGGTCACAAGGGTAATTCAATGTTGGATACTGGATATGTATACGCACCGTATGTACCACTCCAGTTAACACCAACTATGTACAACCCATTCAACTTCACACCAATTAAGGGTATCATGACAAGATACGCTAAGAAGATGGTTAACAACAGATTCTATGGTGTGATCCAGGTGGATGGCGTTAGAACATTCAGTCTCAACTCTTTAAGATAATAATTAAAGTTTTGAAAAAAACTAAGGGGGACATTAGTCCCCCTTTTTTATTTTGCAATGATTAGAATCATAACCAAAATATAAACATCGATAAAGTCTTAATTTTTCTCTATGATCTTTAAAATGATCATCAACAGAGGATTTATTATAACCTTTTATTATTTGTGTGGTTATCTCACTTTCTAATCTAACTATTTCTGATAATATATCGTCTTTTGTCATTTCATAAAAAAAGGAAGACTAATCTTCCTTTTTATTTTTTAGTTTATATTTAAATCTTCGTTTTGTCTTTTCAACATTCTGATTGATTTAGATAATAGTTCGGATTCTTCTATTGTAAATATATTTCTATTATGTGCCATTTTTGATGCTTCGATTAAACAAAACAGTGCTTGCTTATCACTAAGATTATCTATAAAAGTATCTAAATCCTCAGTACTCGTATAGTTAATAGAATTATATAATGTACCAAGAGGTTTACTATTTTGTTTTAACGATTCATAAATTTGATTATATTTTTTCTCAATTTCAGAAGCACCCTTAGATCGTCTCTTCCTTGTCTTTGTGTTTTCTAATTCTGCCATTTTAATTGTGATTTAGTAATATTTATTTATATACATTACTAATATAGTATAATTTTAAAAATAAAGAAACAATGGACTTAAAAAAATCATTAAGAGAATCTTTACTTCAAAAAGTCATGTCTGAGGAATTAAAATATCACATTGATAATAAGATATCTTTAACTGAAAATGTTTTTAGATATGGTAGTGATAAATATTTTGAAGTTATTAATGAAGCTAGAAAACTTTATAAGTTAGGTTATAATTTTGATGAGTTCGATCGTGAAATATTAGAATCAGATTTAGGTACTATAGTTAAAACAAAATCAGGAAAAATGATTCCTTTAGATATGCCCTTTGAATATGGATCTGTTAATGAAGCTGAATACCAGGGAAAAAAAGTTAAACTTAATGATCCAAAAAGTGGTGGGTCAAAAAAATGGTATGTTTATGTAAAGGATGGTGATAAAGTAAAAAAAGTTAGTTATGGTTCTCCTGTTATGACAGCAAAATGGAATGACCCTAAAGCTAGGAATAGTTTTGCTAAGAGACACCGTTGTGCGGAGAAAAAAGATAAAACTAAAGCTGGTTATTGGGCTTGTAGGGCACATAAAGATTTCGGTAAAAATGTATCAGGTAGATTTTGGTAATGATATATTCACAAAAAAATATTTCAGATAATAAATTTACGAGAACTTTTTCTTCAGATGTTCCACAAAGTGAACTTGTTTGGCATATGGATGAGGAAAATAGATTAGTTGAAGTCTTAGAAGATAGTGAGTGGTTATTTCAAATGGATAACGAACTCCCTAGACCCCTTAAAAAGGGACTCAAATTTAAAATACCTAAAGAGACCTTCCACAGAGTTATTAAGGGTTCAGGAAGTCTTAAAATACTAATAGAAGAGTATTAATTACTCGTGTGGTAGTTTTACAGTTTTAAATGTGTAATTTGAATCTACATACGCATCTGGATAGAATTCAAAAAAATAATCTATGGCCTTATCAAATGAAATTGATTGTGTCTCCATTATTACTTTTCCTTCTTTAACTAATTGATATGTTCGTTGCATATGTTCTGATGATTTTTTACAAAAATAATTACTTTTTATTAATAAACAAAAATTTTCACTTCTTTTTTCCCCATTTTTTCCCTTTTCCTTTGGTAGAACATGCAGATGGGGTCGGTCGACAAGAAGGGTATTTCGCTCTTTTTTCCCCTTTTTGTCTACCACAAGGTTTACATTTTTTTCTACCGGTTTTCGAATCTTTTCTACAAGTATTACAGTCTACCCATCCACTACTTTTTCCTTTACCTCCTTGTCTGCTAAACCATCCATGTAGACCACTTTTTTTTTCTTTTGAATAATCAGTTTTTTCTTCAATAACTTTTTTGATTAATTCAACTAATTGTTCTTCTGTTAATCTAATCTTTTTCATGTAATCAACATTTTTTTCCTTTCCAGATTTTACCTTGTCTACATTTGACCATTGCCCCACTTTTATAAGCTGAAGTTTCAGTACCATAAGATTGATCCGCACATCTATGACAACGATCTTTCTTTTTTTTCTTCTTTTTTTCAGTTATTACTTTTTCGATTAAATCGACTAATTCTGTTTCTGTTAAACGTATCGTTTTCATTTTCTATTAACTACTTGAAATTTTAATTCCCTTTTATATGTCTGAGTTTCTTGGTTTGAATAAACTTTGAAATCGACAAAATATTCATTTGGGATTTTGTCATTCATATCTATAACGAATGAATAGTCATTTACGGTTTTATTGACCTTTGTCCAATCTTGTACTTGAACTTCGGTAGTTCCTTCTTTTACATATATTCTATATCTAATGTCGATATTAAGTAATTGAGAATTTGTACTATATGCTTTTTTGACATCGACATTAATTTTTTTGATATCAGTACTAAGTATTTTTTCATCTTGTTTGATACCATAAAAATTAAATGAATATGTGTCAGGCTCAAAAGAATTAATTCCTATGTCAAACTTATTTGAATAATCTTGAAGAATTAAAGAATTTTCAACATCTTTAATATCTTGAGAATTCAATCTAAGATTTTTCCATCTATCGTAAAACATACATGGTATTGTATCTCCAGTTAAAAAAGATATCTCACATTCGTACACCCCTTTTGTTACTTGACAAGTAGGTAGGTCTTGAAAGTTTGGAACTGGATCGTAGTTTAAATCCAAAATATCTACTAGAGGTAAACTATCTAGATTGATTGGGACACCTCCCTCAAACGAATATAAATAAAGTTTATTATCTTGATTTGTTACAAATAAGTTTCGATCATCTTCTATAAGATCATCATAAGTGGTTTCTAAATAAGGTTCATAAAAAGTTTGTGTATGTCTAGTAAAAAATCCAACAGAATAGTTTTCAGTGAGACCAGTGATGTTTTCTATTTGTGGTGGAAAAGCAATAATATACCCAGTAGAAATAAGACTACCATTTAATATATTATTAATCTCTTTGGTCATATCAAATTCTATATCTTCATCACCAAACTGAAATTCTTGACTATCAACCAAGAATATATCGTTTTCGTGAATTACCGCACCATCAAGTAATACATTGGAATAAATTCCAGGTGTGGACCAAACAGTTGTTGTTTTACTATTAAAAAAGTTAGAAGGTCTTTCGGAAAAACTTTTATCAGTCTCGACCATAGGTGAATACGATTGATTATTCAAACCTTGTCTATTATTAGTTTGGTAATAATCGTATCCAACACCTTCGTCCCAATATTGAGGCGAACCCAATAAATTACCTTCAGTGTAGGGAATTCTATATAAATTTAAAGTGAATGAACTAGCTCTTCTACGTCCATTGGACCATTCATCATTTAATAACTCTTTATCAAATGATGAAGTATTCTTCATCCTAAGAATATGTTTTACATCTTTGGGACAAAACCGATTATCTAAAATTATAGTTTTGTCTTCTACTTTTGATTTTAAATTTTCAAGATCCAAATCAAAGATGAATCTTGAAAACCCTTTGGGTGATATAATATTATCTACATTACCAAAAAAAAGTTCTGTAACTGGATTTTGACCCGTGTTAGTAGTTGAACCATTAATTATGGTATTATTTTTAGAAAAATAAGACTTATGTGAAGACATGGACCACTTTTAATATAAATATTCAATTAATTCGAATATTTTTATTAAGTATTGACTGCGATGCATTTCTTAATTCACCTGCAATTATTTCTTTGGTTACCGTACTGTTTTCTCCTACAGATAAAGGTGCTCGACCTGGAAAGGGATGTACATGATCAAACAAAAAATCAACAATTTTTTCTAATAGTACTATTAATTCTTCACCTCTTACAAGACTAGATGTATTTGGTTCGATCACATTAGCAATTTTCTTCTCATCAATACCGTATGTTGTATCAGTGAGATAATCGGAATCAGGAGTCCCATTTAATTTATTGGACTTATGTGATAACAAGTAAATTGTATCACTACCCATTAGTGTTGTTGTATTGACTTGACCTACAGAGGTTTTTTGAGGAATCACAACGTTTTTTTCAATTTTAGTTTCAGGTTTACAACCAAACTTCTTATCAAAGACAAAATCCCATCCTTTCTTACTACACCCTGAATTTACACCGATTTTTGGCCATATCTTTGAGTCTAAATTATCTTTGATGATACTATTAGTTGTACTTAGATACTGAATATATTGATTATAATTTGGTCTGAAATAAATAGGAATATTATCTAGAAAGTACCTTTTTTGTCCCTCGATCGAAAGAGTTTGATATTTTTCGTTTAATTGTTTTATATCATTTAAGTCAGTTTCATTTACAACTGATCTAATAACATTATTTACTAACTCAGAAAATTCGTCCGCAGTTAAAACCTCATTCAAAGTTATTTCTGTACCACTACCTAAATCATCACCAACGACTAAATTTATTTTTTGACCACCTAATCTGAAATTTTTTGAATTTGTTTTATCGTTTTCACGTACTTTATAAATTTTGATAGACCCTGTAAATGAATTTGTTGTTGAACTCGAATTACCTACGTTGTATTCTATTAACAGTTTTAATGCAGGGAAAGTAGATTTTATTTTTTTTAAAATATCTGGTCTTCCGAAATTAGTTTTACTGTCAAATTTACTCATTTGTAAAAATGCCCTGTTTTTGAAAGCAGATGGTATTGAGGTGTTTTTTTCGGGTTTAATTATTTTACCGGCCCTGATTAATACCTCATCTTTTTTTAGTATTAAATCTGAACTTCCTCTACCTTGAAACCCTATATCTTCTGGCTTTATATAAACCCCATCATTTTTTGGATTATTTAGGGTTCCATCATTTCTAGTGATATCAGGTGCAGGTTTATTATTAGGACCTAATTCTAAATTTGTGACTGCACTTTCAAAAGGTTCATTTTCCATCAATAAAACTGATGAAAACATTGGACCAATATAGAAACGGTCTAATAATTCAGAATTTCTAGGTTGTGAATAGATAATATTTACGTATTCACCTTCTTTGGGAATTATATTTGTGAATATTGTGTTAAGTGGTAAAAACACAAACGGATCATCTTTGTCCCATTTATTGTATAATTGTTCATCATTTGTTAAACTCGCACGGAATTTCAATGTTGAACTTTCAATAATAGGATCTATTCTTACTCTACCAAGAAATTTTGGGTCATTCACATCCAAGACTCTTCCTCTGAAAATTATTTTTCTCATTTCCTTTTATTATATTCTTCAAGTATTTTATTGTATGAATTTTCTGTGAAATCAAGTAGTTGAGTTAACTCTAATAGTCTTTTCTTTGTGTCTTCAAAATTTTCAGATAAGTAATGCAATGATTCTTCTAAATTCTTATTAGAATAATCACTCGGCTTTTTAATTATTTCTTTTAGTCTATTTAGTTCCATAATTAATTATAATTTTTTTCCAACGCCTCTCCCTGGTAATGTAGTACCACCGCCTAAGGCTGCAACTGCCAAAGGAGGTATAAAAACCTCAACTTTCCCATTTTCTAAGTCTTCGTCATTTATACCTTTCATAACTGACATCATTGCAGGTAGAAATTGATTTGGAGATCCATCAGGTAATGGACCTACAGGTAATCCTTGTTTTTCAAAGTTTTCAACAACATTTGCAAGAGCTCTTGTAGGTGAGTATCCACCTAATAGTCCAGAATTCGCTAAAGCAAATGTAGGTAATGAAACATTTATTGAACCACGTACTAAACTAAGTAAATTTTGTATTTCATCAATCAGTGATTTACATTGTCTAAAATCTATGATTGTTGATACTACTTGAAGTAAAACAAAAAGAATTGCTGATATGGCTTTTAATCTTGCATCTTTAGCTTCTGTTGCTATTTCCTTTAACAACTTCTCGACTAAAAATCTTATATTTTTTTTAAGTACTTTAACTAATTCTTCTACGAAGATTGCACCAATCTTACTAACAAGATTTATAAAGAATTTTTTAAAATCTTTCATAAAATCTTCGATACTTTCAATTTTATCTGCCAATTCGTTCCCCAATGATTTCAATGCAATCATCAGTCCTAATAAAGCCTTTGGGGATAAAATTGCAAAAGAAACAGCTTGTATGATTTGATTTATTATGTCAGTTTTAATTTTGACATTTAAATCTACATTCAATCCTATTTTTTTCCAATTTTCATCATTAACTAACTTATTGATTTCATCTTTGAAGGCTTCTACTTTTTTGTTATCTGGAACTTCTACAATTCTATCGATAGATTCGAAAGCTGAATTAGTATTTACTGGGAACTTTAAATTATTACAGTCAGTAAACTCAACTACACCATTTTTTATATTTTCAATTTTATTATCCAAATTTTTTCTATCTGCTGAGGTGAAATCAAAAAAAGAATCATCAATCTGATCTAAAACCGATTGCTTTGCATTTCCACTAACATCAATCTCAGTATTTGAATCGAAACAAAGTCCTAAAACTCTTTGTATAACTTTATCGAATTTAGTTTGTTGAGATACGTCATCTATTGATAACCCACCACTTATACTCACAATATTTAGAAGTGAATCTATTATTCTAGCAATTACTTTATCAAAATTTATTATATCTACGGTTTTGTAATATTCAACTAAAAAGTCTGTTAAGTTATTTCCATTAACTCTTTGAGTTAGATCTACTTTTAAAAAATTACCGAAGTAATCAACTCCATTTTGGTTATATTCCTCAACATATTGTATCTGAAATAAAGAATTTTGGGAGGTTCCTAAAATATTATTTACATTACCAGTTTGAGTTAACTCATATAGTGCCCTATCCATTGAAAACGGTATCTGACCACTTACGGGTTGATTTTTTTCATAGAATATTTTGAACGGCAATACTTCGGGTGAATTTTTAAGTAATTTAAAAAGGTCTATACTTCTAATATCAATATATAAAGAATTTCCATGCTCGAAAGTTTGTTCTTGAGAACAACCAACAGTAGATATAGTCTCCTGTAAAAAAACTTCACCAATTCTAGACTTTGTATTCTGTACTGCTTGCAATAAAATATCAATCACATAATCACCAGTATCTGAACCAGTTGAAGCATTAGTGGGTAAAGAGGGTAACGTCGATTTTACCATTTCAACAATTTGTTGAAATTGTGACTTTACTTCGTTCTTTAACCTTTGCGTCTTATCACCTAGATCGTTTAGTTGTCTAATAGCATCACTTTTAGCTTGTTCTAAATTATCACCCACAGAATTTAATTTTGATTCAAGTCCTTCTTGTTTCAAATTGACAGTATTCTGAAATGAAGATATTTTAGAATTAATTTTATCATATCCAGCATCTAAATCTAAAGCCATTACAATTTATATTCTGTAGAATTATCAGTGTCTTTAGAAATAAGAGCTTGTAGTACATCTTCATCCATTTCAGACAAATCAAAAGAATCTTCACTCATAGATTCACTTTTTTCCCAGATACCAGATTGTAACTTTGATAAAGTTAATTTCTTTTCAATAGTATCATTTATAATTTTTTGTTGTTCCTTTAGGACTGGTCCAATGAGTGTCATATCTTCAGGACCTTTTAATAGAGTCAACATTTTATTTTGAACTCTAATTGCGGTTGATCTTTGTTCAACTAATTCATTATAAATCTCCTGCATAAGAGATAATACGGAATTTTTACTTAAATTAATTTCTTTTTTTTTTGGTCTAGGCATATCTATAAATATTTCACAACTCATTTAATTTTTTGTTGATCTTATAATATAGATCTTTGAATTTAGACATGGATGACCTAATTTCTTTAGTAGTAAGATTAGTCATTTCTCTGAGAGAAAGTAAAATGATATTTTTATTAAATTTATTATTGTCGGATCCTAAAAATATTATTTCATAGTTTTCAAATAACTCGACTAAAGCATTTCCTAATTTAAGTTCATTCTCGTTTAATTCATTTTCATTTATAAATTCTTCCAATTCTTTTATAAAACTTTTAATTAACTGGGTTGTCTCAATTTTTTCATTTTCAAGATAATAAATCATATCTGGTCTATTCTCAATTTTTGTAGAAATGTCCTCGTAAGAAATTTTTCTATTTTGTTCTTTTTGATCCTTAATTATCTGACCCATTAGATAATTTTTACAAATTGTACCAAAATATGAGTATGCCTTTTTATTTTTGTCTGGTTTGAACTTTTCAATTTTTGTCATCAAAAATGAATGGGTATCATTATGAATTTCTCTAAAGTCCATTCCTTTTCTATATAATTTATACCTTCTAATAATAGAATCAATCATTTGATCAACAGGGGCACGCAAATACTCAGAATAGATATAATTTCTCTCTTCCTGAGTATCGGCACTTAAGAACATCCTCACAGCATATTCTTCTCTTACATCAAAATAATTTGATGATTTTGATTTCTTTCTTCCTTTCGTATTTCCAGTTAGTTGATCTAACAAAATTAAACATTTTCCGGTTCATATGAAATTTCTTTTTCATCTTTGAAGAAGTGTACTTTTTTCGCTGTTTCGATCCAGAATGTTGCTTCATCTGAAGTAATTGGATTATTTCCAAATTTATAATTCCAGAATATCGAACCTTCCCTCATATTAACATGCTTATACCCTATACGAGGTATTGTCATAATCTTTACCGAGTTATAAGTTAATCTCAATAAGAATTCATATACAAAAGATAGTTTTATTGAAGGTTTGAACCCACCAAATCTTTGAATTAAATCTTTTTTGAACACCATCCCACTGCTTTGAAAATTTTGATAATTCAATAAAACTTCATTAGTTAGGATACCGATTTCAGTATTCATATTTGCAGCAAACGTAGCTTCATTAGTGAATCCTACAAATTGTCCTTTTTCGTCGACATCTACTACTAAAGGTAGAAATCCTTCAAAATCATTATAACTTTCTAAGTACGTTTTTACATTTTTAAACCATATTTTTGCAAATTCGTCATCGAATTCTATTATACTAATCCAGTCTGATTTAGCAACTTTTACGCCTAAGTTTACTTGCGATTGAAAATCGGTCTTTCCTTCATTTCTTACTTTATTTACAGTCAAACCACTAAAGTCAAAGTCATTTAAATAACTGACAAGACTTTCTTCATCTGAGTGTACTAATACTAATTCTTCAGGTCGGACATCCTGAAATAAAATTGATTGAATAGATTTTGTAAATAATTCAGCAAAATCTTTATGTTTAGTTGACTCAACTGGTAAGACAACTGATAAATTTAGTTTTTCAACATTTTCCATAATTATAATTCTTGTAATTCACCAACGTTTATTTGACTTTCGAAAGATTCTATTCTTGACTTAATATATCCGTCAATTAAGGTTGAAACCGATTCATTAAACCTGTCAATCTCCAAATATTTTTCAGAAGTCATATATCCAGATTCGTATAAGCTATCTGAAATGTTATCTTCTAACCAATTCTGTATATAATCTGCGATAATATCTACAGTTTGTAACTTATCAAAATACCAAACACCATTATCATCATTCATCCATTCAGGTTTCATATTGGGTACTTTACCAATAACTGGTGTACCACATGCCATAGATTCTAGTGGATATGTACCAAATGACGCTTGATCATCTATCCATACAGACACAAAAGAATCTTGTAAATATTCAGAGAATTTTTCCATATTTATACCTCTCATATCTCTAAATGTAATCCATCGATATTGAGGATATCTAATATAAAAAGTTTTTATTATAACCATAGTATCTCTCTGATCTCTAGTGTGAATTGATATTATTGGTTTAGATGGGTAAGTTTTTTTGACGAAAACATCGCTAATTGTCGGTTCCACTACGTCAATACTAACATTTCTCATAAGATCTTTAATGAATTCTTTTTGTTTTTCAGTAGTAGTAATGCATTTATAAAATCCATAATCTGTCCATTCAGTACCAGGTTTTATGGTTTCTAAAATAAAATCATATGATTGTGATAGAACGATTTTTCCACAAGGTAATTTAGATACTTGTTCCATGACATGACCAAATATTTCAGGTATAAAGATAAAATCTTCAGGACCTACCTCAAGTTTCTGTGATTCTAAACTTAGGTGTTCTAGTTGAGTAAATGATTCTCCCATCCAATCACCAACACCGACATAATCATCTTTTTCATGTAATATAACTGGTTTATATCCACGGTTATTCATTGCCATTGCAAAATCGTATATATATCTTACTGATGCTTTTGCATATCCTTTACTGTCTAAAACAAAAAAATAAAATTTATTTTCTTTATTTTTAAGTTTACCTAAACTTTCTAAAACTTTTTTTTCCTTACTAAGTTCCATATTGTTATAATTTTTTTAGTATTTTATTATAAAGTAATGTATTGAAAGCAAATTTAAAGGGAATACTAAGATTTCTACTTGAGTGAATTCCTAAATTTTCATCAATCTCTTCTCTTTCAGTTAATAATACTTCAACAAGTATTTTAACAAAGTCATACTGAACAACATCAGTGTGTTTTTCTAATACTCCTTCATCGTTTTCTCGATTCATCGCCACTACTTTGTCTATCTCAGATAGATCTAAGTAATAATTTTCACCCAAAACTGTAATCATTTTTTTTTATTTCTAATTGTTTATACAAATTTTTGAATTGCGATAATGAATCAATTTCATAATTACAATACAAATCTTCATTATATGATGTATTGAACTTGACCATAGTAATATTTTCTGGTTTATTATTGAATAATTCTGGGTTAGCGGTGATAATAAGATTACATTCATCCCATAATGAATCCATTGTTACTTTTGAAAAAAATTTGATTTTTTCGACTAAACAACCATATTTTGACAGAAAAAACAGTGTTGCGGGTTTAGACTTACCAATTTCATCAGAAATTACTAATATCTCATGATCATCTCTCAAATCTTCATAAATTTCATTAAATACGTTAAATGTATTCATCTCTGTGCTTCCAGCATTACCAAAAATCTGCATCGTAAAATCTTGATAGAAAAACTCAAATAATTCTTCGTCACTACTAAATTTGAAGTGGTTTTTTAAATCACTTAAATTTTTGACTGGTAAATCTAATCCGTATTCGAATTCGGTTTCTTCGAACAATTCATCAATAAAAAATTTCTGATATATTTGTTCAGCCTTGCCGAAGGTATCTCTAAGTACTGAATTTACATCGAATGCGATTTTCATTATTCGTATTTGTTAAGAATTTTAGTTATAAGAGGATTTCTAATAATACTAGATTTATCAAATTTGTAAATTCCTACGTCCTCGATTCCTTCAAGTCTATTTATTACATCATATAGTCCACTTTGGGTTTTGTCTCTAAATCTATCAGTTTGTTCGATATCTCCAGAAACAAAAAATTTAGAGTTAAAACCGATCCTTGTTAGTAATAATTTCATTTGACTTTTAGTTGTATTCTGTGCTTCTTCAAACACTAATATCGAATTATCAATATTCATTCCTCTCATGTATGCCAATGCAAATACTTCAATGTATTCCTTGTTTTTAAGTTCTTCTCTTTTTTCCTTACCTATAATCTTATTAAGAAGATAATATGTAGGAAAAATATAAGGATCTAATTTTTCTTCTATATTCCCAGGTAAAGATCCTAGTTTTTCTTCAGCTTCGACTGCCGGGCGGACTATTATAATTTTCTCGTAACTATTATTTGGATCCAATAATAAGTTGACTGCCGCTTTCATTGCAATATACGACTTACCAACACCTGCAGGTCCTGAACAAATGATGATTTGTTTTTCTTCAAGTAAGTTATAATAATCTTTTTGATACTTGTTTAAAAATTTTTGTCTTGGAGGTTTTCCAATTATATCCCTTATTTCTTGCTTTTTTCTACTTATATTAGCCATTTTTCTCTTCATAAAATTTTATCCAGTAATCAACCATTTCATCTATCATAGTTTCGAAACTATATTTAGGTTGCCATCCAGTAATCTTTTTTAATTTACTAGAGTCACCTTTTAAATCATTTAATTCCTCAGGCCTTAGATATTTTGAGTCAGTTTCAACGTAATCTTCCCAATCTAAATCTAATTTATTAAATACGTATTCTACTAAATCTTTGACTGAGTGTGAGACTCCCATTGAACAAACATAGTCCTCCGAAGTTTCTTGTTGAAGAATCATCCACATTGCCTCAACGTAATCTTTTGCGTGACCCCAATCCCTTGTGGCATTTAAGTTACCTAAAACTAATTTGTCTTTTAAACCTTTTTTAATCTCTACTGCAGTTTTAGCGACTTTGTTTGTGACAAAATTAGTTCCTCGTCTAGGTGATTCATGATTGAATAAGATTCCATTAGAAACATACATATCATAAGAATTTCTATAATTTTTACATATATTATATGAAAAAACTTTTGCACATCCATAAGGAGAGACAGGACTCATTGGTGTCGTTTCTCTTTGGTAACCATCCTTATCTATATTATTACCAAACATTTCTGATGAAGATGCTTGATAAAGTTTAATTTTTGGATTCGTTAGTCTAATTGCTTCTAAGATGTTTAATGTTCCTAAACCAGTAACATTTGCCGTATATATTGGTTGATCGAATGATACTCTAACGTGTGATTGTGCGGCTAAATTATAAATTTCATCAGGGGATGATTTTTGTATAACATATATTAATGAAGATAAGTCTGTCATATCTGCATAATATAAGTTCAGTTTATCAAATACAGAATCTAATCTATATGTTTGATTTTCAGATACGGAATTTCTTTTAAGAATCCCATGCACTTCATATCCTTTTTCTAATAAGAACTCGGCCAGATAAGAACCATCTTGACCATTAATTCCTGTAATTAAAGCTTTTTTCATTTGTTTCTAAGTATTATTTCACACACTTTATCTACTTCATCTAAAGACATATTTTGATGATTTGGTACGTAAAGACCAAATTCGTGTACTTTTTCAGCATTCTTTAAATTTTCTCTTCCATATCTTTCGTACCAAAATGGATGTTTGTTTATTGATCCACAAATCAGAGGACGACATTCCACATCATTAGATTGTAAATCATAAACTATTTTGTTTAAATTTTTATTGATTATTGGAAATGCGAAATTTGACACGTAACTGTTTTTGGGTTCATTAGGTAACCAGTCTAAATCTGATAAGTTTTTTTTGTATCTAATGTAGTTTTTTTGTCTTATATCTATAATTTTTTCTATTTTTTCCATCTGATTTACACCTAAAAATGCTTGTAGATCTGTTGAACGTAAATTGAATCCAGGATAATAAAAATTGTAAGTCGCCCTAAAACTAGTAATATTATACCTAGTTCTCAATTCGTGTTGTTTATGTGGTGGTAAATCTCTATCCCATCCATGAGAACGAATAGAAAGTAAAATATGATAAAGATCCTCATCGTCAGTACAAACCATGCCACCTTCTATTGTAGACATATGATGACCAAAATAAAAAGAAAAAGTAGAAATATCTGATGTAGTTCCTAATTTTTTTCCACCGTATTTTGACCCTATCGACTCACAAGTATCTTCTATTAATAAAATCTCATTCTCTGAACATAATTTATTTATTTCATCCATATGATTAGGTAATCCTAGTACATGGACTAATATAATACATGATGGATCATGTTCATCGATTAGTTTTTTCAAATGTTCAATATCTAAACCCAAATTGTCAGAATCACAATCACACATTATAGGTTCTAAACCCAATTGGATTGCAGGGGAAACTGTAGTAACCCAAGAAACTGCAGGAACTATGATTTTTTTATTTTTTAATTTGCCTGATAACATTAATGAATAAACTGCTGCTAGATTTGCAGAAGATCCTGAATTTACATATACAGAAAATTTTCTTCCTAACCAAGTTGACCATAGATTTTCGAATTCTACAGTCTTGTCACCCTTTGTTAATCTAGGATAATTTTTTAACCAATCAATGAGATTGTCAATATCTTTATTATCTAAAGTATCTTTTACTAAATTGATTGGATTCATTTTCTTAATGTATCAAAATTTTTTATAAACCAATCAGCCGTATTTTGGATACCTGTCTCTACGTCAGTAAATTTAAAATTATCTGGAGCATTTGTAATTGCAGGTTTTTTAAACTGACCCATTGGTTTGGTTAAATCAAATTTTATTTCACTATCAATTTTAAAACTCTTACAAATCTGATTTGTAATTTCCAGTATTGAATATTCATTAGGGTTAACTGCCATAAATGGCTTGTTACTATTCCAATTTTCTATTGACCAAATTATTAATTTAGCCAAATCTTTAGAATAAATAATTTGTCGTAATGGACTTCCATCACCCCAAATTTTAATTTGTGTGTTGTTTTTTTTACACAAATACGCTTTATGAATTAATGCGGGTATAACGTGTCCATCTTCTAGATTAAAATTATCATTTTCACCATATACATTTGTAGGAATAATTGAGAACCAATTTCTGTCTAAAACATTATTTATATATTCTGTCTGAATACCTGAAAGTCTTTTTGCGTAAGAGTACCCATGGTTACTAAAGTGAGGTTTGTCATTATTAATTTGTGAAGGATCTAATGGGTATTTTACTCCTTTATCTGGAAATATACAAGTAGATAATAAGTTAACAAAATTAGGTAAATCATTTTCAAAACACACTTGCATCAGATTATTATTCATTACAAAATTTTCATAAAAAAATAACTTGTTATTATTCATATTAGCCTGTACACCACCAACTTTAGCTGCACAATGAATAATGGTGTCAACATTGTTATGTTTTATATTATACTCGATATAGTCTTTAGTTTTTTTTAAATCAAGTAAATCTACATCATTTCTAGTGTGATAAACATGACCATCACCGAGTAGTTCTTTCAAAGCACTTCCTACTAAACCGTTTGATCCAGTTATTAAATATTTTTTACTCATTTCTTTATCCATTTTTTTGATCCAGTGTTTTGCGGTCGCATAAAATTAGGGTTAAACCATGTTTTGGGGTAATAAACTTTTTTATCAACGTTTTTATTAAGCCAAGCACCCCACCAACTAAATGAACTATTTGCTATTATATTATCTTTACAAAAAGACATTAAATACAAATCCTCAAAGTCATTATTACCTTCGATAAAAATTTTATTAGGTAAAAAATCAAAATGTTGTTTACACCAATCTAAATCATCTGAAAAAATAATAAAATTAGTATCATTCAATTTAAAATCATTCAAACAATCCAAATAATAATCTATTGGTTGTACAAAATGTACATTTTGTCTTTCAATATAATTTCCTCGTCTTACGTGTATTGAACAAGTGTTATCAGACTCTAAAAATGAATACTTTTTTTTCAAATAGGATAATGTTGCATCATCAATTTCAAATAAATCTAATATTTTTTTTCTGATATGGTTTACGTAATTTTCATTTTGGAAGTATCCATGCATTTTTAAGTTACCAGGTTTAGAGGGTATTTCTAAATATTCCATAGGTAAATGTTCTGCACTAATTTCATAATCCTTTTGAAAGGAATCTATAAACTTAATTTTTCTAAATATATTGTTTTTATATTCTGACAATTCAGTATGAATTGTTGCAATATCAGAGATATCAATAACAACCTCTTTACCCATAATTTCATTTACATGATAGCAAGCTGCAATTTGAAACATCCAATTACCTAATCCTCCTGCCAATTTGCAAGTCACAAGGTCTTTATCAGTCGTAGTTTCCATAAGATTATTTTTTAAATATTAAATGATCATTTGTTAAAGGTAAATCCTCTTCGGTTATTCTCTCACCAATAAATCTACCTTCACCTCCCCTTCCAATTGGAAATTTGAATCCATTTATATCATCATGGATGAACATTTGATTTCTATAGTCATCGTAAATTTTCTTTAAAAAGATTTGGTCTGAACCATAACCAATTTTCCCATTAATATGATAGTCATTGATCAATTCCTGCATATTTAAAATACCAGATTTTAAACCCCACATACCACCCAAAATACCAGGTTCATTTACCCCATAGGGTATTGCATGTGCAGGGTGATCCCTCATAACGTGAAAGTTCATATTTGATGATATCCATTGATTTACAGCCATTTCTTCCCTTTCTGAAATTCTAGAGTCACAATCTCTAAAAATAGAGTATTCACAATCAGGTAAATCATTAGATAAAAATCTCCAAAACATACCATAAAGATTCAAATGAGTTATATCTTTCAAAAGTACTCCTCTTTCTTCTAATCTATCAAGGGTATTCTGTGGTACAGTATCATCATGATATACAACCATTTTCCAGTCTTTATAAATTGTGTTTTTAAGATCTGCATTTTTTATCGCACCTTCGTTGTATATGGTTAAATCTCCCCATAAGCTAAAACTTAAATATTTCATTTTTTTGATAATTCATATAATTTAGTCATCTGATCTGAGGTTTTTATATAATGGTGTGAAAAAAACTTAGAGGGGTCATTGATATTGTTATACCTGACATCAGAAGTAACTATTCCTTCTCTAATTTTTCCCTCATGATCATTAGGGTTAAACCGATCATCATGATCAAATTCTATCCCAAATCTTCTACAAAATAAACCAAGAGTCACATCAGAATATCCAGTATCTAGTAGTTCTATATTTTTCGAAATAAACTCTACATTTTTCGAATGAACAAGGTATCCTGCACCACCAGAACAATAATTCAAAGATCTGTCTTGTGGCCACGTACCTTTCAAAACATGACCAGTGATTTTACTCTTATCAAAAAACTTTAAATTATCTTCCAAGTAAGAATAATTTACAAATGTATCATCATCACAGAAAAAAATCCAATCAAAATGACGATATAATTTTTTATTTTTAATTAATTTCCATGCTCCGATATGTTTGTCTTCATTAGAGTGATAATCTGTTCTATCAGAAACTTTATGAATTTTATTTTCAATATCTGAATGGTCAGAATAAAAAAGTATTTTTACATCTTTACCCCATGTTTCCATCACATTCTGATGTCTTTCAGGCATCATCGATCCATGTAATAATACGTATAATATTTTATTTTTTTTAGAATTCATTTTTTATAAGTTTTTGTAAAGAACTTTCAAAATCTACAACATGATCTTGTGTCTTATGTGAGTCTAATTGAAGATGTTGTATAAAATCAGGTATAATAACTAATCTTTTAGATGACATATATGTAAAAATAGTCATAGATCTTTCATGTTGGTGCCCAGCAGTTTTAGACTCTAATATGTCTGACAATAAAGGTAAAAACCAATTCATGTATTGGTCAAAGCAACCTTTTTTAAAAATTGTGTTTGAGGTTGATGTCCAAACCATATTGGGGTTTGACAACAACATTTTTTTTATGTCACTGTACATATCTCTTTTGTAAACTTTAGCAATTGACTGGAACATCTCACTTACCCATCTAGGATCATCAATGAAGTGGTGTTCATTACAAGGTCTTGGTAGAAATCTCATCATATCGACACCATTATCCATCATCTTCGGAATCTTTTGAAAAACATTTTCGTTAATGATTGTATCATACTCAAGAAAATTTAAGTATTTTTTATTAGAAAGTTTATTCTTCCAGACCGCATACCAAGCGGTAAAGACATTAATGTTTGGATATTGTTCTATATTAAATTCTAGGTTTCTACAAATTATAACATTTTGTAATAAATTTATTCTATCTACTTCACCACTACCAACGAAAAGATATCTTACATTAGGAATATTTTTATACTTACCATGTTCTTCATATTCTAATATTATTTCCTGATCATGAACAATAATAAATGTATCTAAATCTTCGAAAGAATTCACAGACAAAGGTAAAACAGATGAATACTTTTTACTAAAGTCTATTCTTTTTTCATCCCAAGATTTATTTGTTTGACCAATAGAAAGATGAGTTACTCTTATTGCTGTGGTGATCCCAATTTTCACATTATCTAGAAAATTAGGGACACAAAAGTTCATATCATAAAAATGGAACCCGTCAACACTTTCATCAAAATTTTTAGTTATTTTTGATTTACGAATTACCATAAATAATCCATCAATAATTACTGTTGGTTCTACCCTATTTTTTATGTCTTTAGAGTACTTACTTTCCCATTTTTTACTATCGTCCTGGTGGTTGACTATACCGTACATAGTCTCAGGTATCTCCCACCACATACCACTTTTAGGTACATATTTAGAACCAGCAAGTCCAATAATCCCGTAGTCTGAGTTTTTTTTAATAATAGAGTTTAACTTATGACCCCAATTATTGGTTTCGAATATTAAATCATCATGAATTAATACAACAGTATCATGTTTAGATTTTTCCAGAATAATATTATAAACTTCAGATAATGAATGAGTTCCTTTATTCTCGAATGGTATTATTTCCGCATTTTTTGGACCAACAGTATTTTTTATATGGTCTATGTATTTTTGATCAATTTCTCTTGTAGAATAACCTATTGTAATCATATTAATTTCCCGTTGATCCGAAACCGTTTGAATTTCTATCTTTATCTACAATTTCTGAAATTCTTTTCAGTTGTATCTCACCTCCTTGAATAACCGGTGACAATACGGCTTGTGCTATTTTGTCACCAACAGATATAGTTTGAGGTTCTTTACCTAAGTTTATAACAATAACCTTAATTTCTCCAGTGTAACCTTGATCTACAGTTCCAGGTGTATTTAATACTGTTAATCCTTTTTTTAAGGTCAGACCACTTTTAGGTCTTACTTGAATTTCATACCTATTAGGAATATCAATTCTAAGACCTGTAGGTACTAGAGCTCTATCACCAGGTTCTAAAGTTAGTGTGGTACTAGATCTAAGATCAAAACCGGAATCCGTTACATAATGATATTCAGGTTCTGGATTATCATTATCAAGACTATACCTTACTTCTAACTTCTGATTAAACTCACTTTGGAAATTTTCTTCAAGTTTATCAATATCTATACCTAACTTACTTATAAAGTCAGTTGCATTGAATTCGAATTCATCGTTATTAGATTTCAAGGAATCCATTACTTTTTTCAATTCTTTTATGTGTTTTATATTACCTATCATTTTAACTCATATATTTTTTTCATTATTTCTAAGAGAGACTTTACATCTAACTCACAATACTCGCTTATTTCTTTTATTTTACCGTCATCCCAATAATTTTTATGTACATTTTTACCATCAACACTACCCGTTTTAGGACTATCAACACCCATTGAGACACACATCAGATCTAAAGAAGAAAGACCATAGTTAGAACCAAATCCCCAAAGTTCTTTAGTGTCAATAGCCCTTATTTCCCATGGTTTAGTACCGTAACTAGGTAAAATTTTTGGTGGTTTTATTCCGTGACTTAAAAACTTTTTACCTAAGTATGGAATATCAAAAATTTTTATGTTATGACCCGATAAAACAAAACCTAATTTATCGACTTTATCTAATAAATCTTTTGTTTTAATTAAAATCTGTTTTTCTTCTTCATCATTAAATGTCTGAACGTGAACATCACCATTAGGTGTTAAAAAACTAAATGATATACAAATAATTTTACCAAATTCGGGTAATAAAGCCGATTTTGATACATAAATATCTTCAATAGACATATCTTCAGTTTCCGGATATTTTCTTTTAAAAAAATCCAGATATCCCAAAAATAATCTATGATGATCAGGATAGTACTTTTCCAAACTATCAAAGTCAGGTGTCATACCAACAGTTTCAATATCAAAAAATAATATTTTATTTAGTTCTTGGTCTATCATTTTAATAAACTTTTATATAGTTCTGCTCTTGTCTTTGTTACTTTATTTAAATCATACTTGTCTTTAACAGTCTCATATAGTCTTTCACCTAAATCTTCAACCCAAGAAGGATTATCAATCATCTTCTTCATAAATTTAGCCCAATCTCTTGGTCTTTTCGGATCAACTAAAAGTGCATTACCATCCACAAAATTACCTTTTTCTAAAGAATGTTTTAAGTCGATAGTATATGGTCCAAATTTAGATGATATGATTGGTTTTTTATAAAAACCAGCTTCAATAACTTTAAGTTGTGATTTCATTTTATTGAAGACGTGGTCTTTAATTGGTGCAAGTGAAACATCAAACTTAGAATAATTTTTCGCATAACTAGTAACGGGTAATGTCCAGACTCTTCTGTATACACTAGTATCACCATCATATTCTTTGTCTTCAAATTTATGTAAAAAGTCTAAATAATCCTTATCAATATGTTTGAAGTTATTTGTAACAATCTTTTCATAATCATACCACACGGTCTCTAATGGTTTTATAGGTCTTACGTTTTCTTTACCATCTTGACCTATTTCTGTTACTGTACCTCTAGTATCAAATCCACAAAGTACAAATCCATATTTATCTTTGTGACTTTCTAAGGTGGATATTCCAGAAAGCAATTTAAGATCATGTAAATGAGATGATCCACCTAACCAACCAAACCTTAATCTATCACATTCAGTTGTCGGTTCATTGAATTGATCTTCTTTTGGATCAATACAATTAGGTATTACAAAAACATTTTTATTTAATTTAGAAATCTCGTTTTTAAAGATCTCAGTAGTTGTAACCACATACTGGGCATTTTTAAGATTCTCAACAATTTGTTTGTGTAAACCACTTTTTAATACAAGATGATATGCAGGATGTTCTTTGGTAGGTAACCAATAATCATCAATATCACAAATAGTGACTATCCCCAGATTATTAAGTAGGTTAATAGTCCTAGTACTAACTTCTTGATTCCTTGTGATTTGTCTGTGGAAATGAACTATTTGATATTTTTTCCAATAATCGAAATCATTAACTTTTGGTTCATAGTCTATGTCAACATTAAATTCATCTCCATAAAGTTCTTGTAATTTTGTATGTGGGTCAACAGATCTAAACTTACCCACACCAGTCTTGTCGGAGGGTAATACTAAAACATTAATTTTACTCATGTAATATACTTTTCAAAAAGTATAAGACATTTTTCTTAATAAGTAAAAATTTTAGTTATTTAATTTTTTAACTTTAGTAACCATTCCTTGGAAAATATGGTTCCCTACTTTAAAGGTAATTTTATCCTTTGCTTCTCCTTCACCCTCACTTAAAATAACCTTATTAGATAACTCTTCTTTTAACACTTCTTTGACAGTATCTCTAACAACATCTCTTACCATATCCCTAATATTTAAATCAATCATTGGTTGGGTATTCTCAACAACCTTTTGAGGTTCTGTTTTATTCTTTCTTATCAATGCTGCAGCACCTTCGATAATTTCATCACTCAAAGTTGCAGATCCCTGATCAGGTTTCTGTATCGGATTTTCAATCATCAATTTTTTAATCTCATCCGGTAAATTTGAATTCATAACAGATTGTTCATTTATCGGTCTACTCATAGGATCAACAGTAGGTTGAGTGTAATTAATACTAGGTTGACTTACCGTTGATTCATTGATGTTGTAATTTGGTAATCCCTTCCCCGTATTTGGGATTCCATCTTGTTTATCCATGATTTGTTTTGAAATTGCTAACTTTTGCATTAATGACTGATCCATACTTAATTAAATTTTGCGTTCAGAATAACTGAGTTCATACTTTTATCACCTTCAGGATTATATCCAGGACGTTGTTCTGAAAAATTATCAAGAGTAGGCTTATATGTAAATATTTTATCGACTCTAAATAATCTCCATCCGGGTAAAGGTTGTTCACCTGTGGTTGCAGTATGTGAAGAACCTTCTGTGTCCCATGCTCTTAGGACTAGATTATTTGATTTACTTCTACCTAAACAAACAGGTTCTATAACTCTTAATCCTTTTCCTCCAGGTTCATCACCATCATAATATATTTGCGTTACAACTTTATCCCTGATACTTTTTTCAATATCTGAGATACTAGCAATTTCTAGTAATAGTCCTTCTAATGTACTAATTAAATTCATACGTTAGCTAATGGTCTAGAACTACCTCCAGACTCACTTGTTACATAATAAGGATTACCTTGAGAATATCTATTAACTTTGATTTCACTGTTTCTTTCATTGATATCAGTCTGTGTCCCACCTTTGTTGTTGTAAATATCCAAAAACTTAGAGGTGCCTCTTCCTAATTCATCACCGTCAGCAACAGCATCAGGGTGTTGTGAGGAATAATTATCAGACTCAGGTGAAAAATCATTTCTAGGGAATAATTTACCTCTTTCACCTACTGCAATTCTAGTTAACTCATTATCAGGTTGCTCAAAGTTCAATTTATCGTTTTGCTTTGCCATTTCAAGAATGTATTAATTTATTTATTTTATTAATTTGTTCAATAACTCGAACATCAACATCTACATTTTTATTTTTTTCAGATTGGGCAACATCGTTTCTCATATAATCTAGTTGATTGTTTACCCAATCTTTACATAAGTCCCCCCCATTTAACCTATACGAATTAGTCCCAGTTTCATTAGTGTCAAACCAATTTTTCCATCGTTTCATAACGGGATAAGTTACATATTTTTTTTCTCTAAGTTCTTTATTTCTATTAAACCCTTCGACATTACTATCCCCTTGACATGATTCGAATTCATTTTCTAAATGAGATAAAATCTTTTCAGGAATCCTTATTTTACGATTATAAAGTTCTTTATTCATTTTCTAACATCTTTATAAGGTCATTCATGGAAATTCCTTGTGCATCTGCCATATTTTTAATTGAACGTATATTCCGTTTAAGTATAGAGTCAAGACCGTTAGAAGATATACTCGACTCTTCTGATTTTTTTAAAACCATATCTTCAACCATTTTAGATATTTCTTCAACTGAGTACTTTTTTTCTTTTAAAATAATCTCTTCTTTATCATCTTGAAGACCAAATTCTTCGGCTCGATCTTCAGCATCATCTTTATCTAAACCTAGTTTTTTATATAAGATATTTACAGTGTCGTCGAAGTCTAATTCTTGCCAAGTTTCATCCCAACCGAATGCTTTAGACATATCAATTTCTTTTGTAGTCTCTTCACCCACATAAGTTCGATAACCTCTAGTAAGAGGATCTTGAGTTTGTCTACTCATAGCCACAATCTTATCAAGTATCTCACTTCCTTTGGCAGAGACCATAGGGTCTAAAATAGGTACACTGTCTGAGGACATAGTACCGTCAAAATCTATTAACTCATCTAGTTCTTCTTTTGAAGAATTTATTTTTTCTTGTAATTCAGAGTTTGATTTACATGGTTTCCATGCATTTTTTCTTACCCTGTGTGTTCCTTCACAACCAAGCTTTTTAGATTCAATTTCTGCTAATTCAGAAGTTCTATGTAAATAAGATTTCATTTAGATACTTTATTAATAAATACTTCTTTTTGAACTATTTATCTAAAAAAACCTATGCCGAGTCAAAATATTAATAATTATGGGTCTAATAAATTTGATTTGAGGATTGATTATACCAATTATTATGACATCACTATCGGAAATGATGAGAATGATTTTGATGATGAAATAGTTTTTGGTGTGAATCTAATTGGTCAAGATGACGGAGATAGACTACCAATCCATATTGACTTAAATTCATTTGCTTGTTCTAACAAAAGTGACATTTTGTGGAATGACAACCAGTTAATACCTTATATTTCAAAAAGTCATCTTAAGTTAGATAAAGATAATGATTGTTACACATCATCGACATTGTGTAATATTGGTTTAACGGGTGTAGATAATGGTTTAGTGGATAAAATTACTGGTCAAACTCTTTATTTTACAATGGGTATAGACGAGTCAAATGAGATCTCACCTTTACACTATACAAGAAAATTCAAATTTAATAACGTAAGGAGTTTTGCGAACTTTCCAAATTCTAGATTTAGTGGAAATACAAATACTGTTTATAACTTGGTTTCTAAAACACAAGATAAAGTAGGTTATTATAATGAATTATATGGAGGTTTTTATCAAGGATTTTACAAACTATCTGGTTATGACTTTGAAATTTTTCCAGAAAGAGTAAAAAAAGGTTGGACCGTTGAAACTGTAATTAAACCAAGACAAAGAGAGGAATTTAATTTAGGTATAGACGAAACTTATTTGAATAACCTATATCCTGAAAATAGTGGTACTTTTTTCTATATGGGTACCAGATCCGAAAATAAATTTTATCACACATCTAGTGGTGAAACATCTTCAGGATCAACAGTTAGTTGTGATGGTGAAACAATTTACTTTAGCACTGGTCTAACTGGATTTTCAAAAGATACAAGGTTTTTAAATGATGATTTTAAAACTTGTGCTTGTGCAGATACTGGAGTAACAAATAGTGATTGTATTAGAATATATCCTAGTACTGGAGAAACTAAAACCATAACTAATGATTTTGACCCAGGGTTGGATTTATACTCTAATGGATTAGCCGTAAGACTTAAGGGTGACCCAGTCAATCCAAAAGTCTGTGTAAAATATATCACAATTACAGGTGATTGTATTAATGGTGGTAAATGCGAAGACGATATAAATTACAATACTGGATATTGTATAAATGAAATTTGTTCTACTGCAGGAATTTATGATAGTTGCAATTTAATTAAAGATGATTGTAATCAAGCGAACACAGAGGAAAAGTGGGTGATGATGTCGATAGTTTTCGAAAGAAAAGATTACATAGAAAATTGTGACCTATTAAACTTTGGGGGACTCGGGAGTATAAGAAAAAAACTATATCAATCCCAAATTGAAGATAATTATTCTAATTTAATACAACCACCTCAGACACATTCTGGTGAAACACACGAAAACAAAAAAATTGTCACTTCATTGAATAGTAAGTGGTTATCAGAAAAAAATGAAAGAATAGGATCTCTTAAGATTTATGTTAATGGTTATTTGTTAATGACTATCGAAAATTTTGAAGAAATAATTCCTAGAGAATTAAAGACGGAAAAAGAAAAACAAATCGGTGTTCCCTTTAATATATCATGGGGAGGAGGAACGCAAGGATTAAGAGAAAGTATAATACCTTTTAATTCTGAAACAGTTAACGGACCATACATCCAAGATAAATTGTGTATGACAAACAATACTCTTTCAGGATCTTCATATTCTTCAGTCACTACAAATATTTTATCTGAGTCAACTTTTGGTGGTTCATTTATGGGGGCAATATCGCAATTTAGGATGTATACGGAACCATTAACGGCACCACAAATTCAACACAATTTTAGAGTATTAAAAGATAGATACGATTTATATGATTTCTGGTGTTTAGAATGTTTAGAATGTTTGACTGATTGTTTCTTTGATTATGAGACTTCCCAAGATATTTATGATTTCGACTTTGTAATAAACAAAGCATCATGTGTATTTGATGTTGAAATATATAATTTATAAAAAATGGCAAATTTAAAAATTTCTGAATTACCTGAAACACTTTCTGCGGATACTACAGATGTATTTGCAATAGTAAATAATAGTCAAACTAAAAAAATAACATTCGAAAACTTATATGAAGATATTCCAACATTAAATTCTGAAAGACAATCTAATACTTTTTTAGTACCTACTGTTATAACTGGTAGTTCAGGTAGTAACCATTATATAAGTGGTATGAGTGAAACTGCACTTATACGATTATCATTTACAGGTGGTAATGGTACTGCAAATTTATTTTTACCAGATGCGACAACTAACACAAATAGATGTATTAGGATAATTGGTGATGGTAGCATAGACAATCAACATACTTTCAATATTACACCTTCATTCGGTCAAGATTTAGACGGGTCTACAGGTTCATACAATATAGGTACAAATAAATCTTACGATGGTGTTATGGTTTGGACTGACGGTATTGAATGGTTCAGAATACAAAGTAAAGGATAAAAATATAGATACGTTTTAAAGTGGAATTTTACATAAAAAAAGGGAGTACATTACCAGTAATAAGCTATGAGGTTACCGAAGACGGAATCAATAATTTGGATTCTTTTCTAGGTTCACAAAATTATGTATGTACATTTTCCTTACTACGTAAAGATGGTTCTTTTGTCATATTTAAGAAGCCCGCTCAAGTTGAGGTTAGAAATGAAGGTGAAAAATTCGGACTATTTCTTACCTATCAATTTACCAAAAAAGAAACATCAACAAGTGGAGACTACTATGGTCAATTTCATTTGAACAGTGTGGACGGAGAAAGATTTTTTAAACGGGACGGTAAAATACCTATTTTTATTTTAGATTCAATTTCTGATGATGATTTATGTTGTAAAGGAGATAAAACTAATTATGACACTATTATAGTCTCAGAAACACCAAGAAGAACTCCAACGGTTACACCTTCAATAACACCAACACAAACACAAACAGTAACACCTTCAGTCACTAACACACCAAATATGGTTTATTCGTTTGGTGTTATTACTAGAGTTTGTGATGATGTAAGTTTTAATGTTATTGCACCTGAACTATATTTAATTAACGGTAATTATATATCATTTTATGGTGACTGTTATTTGATCTCAGATGTAGGTGTAATTGCAACCTATGATTTCATTATTACAGCTTCAGAACTAGATCCTTATAATGAAGAATCAGACTGTACTTCATTATATCCGTGTATTACGCCTACACCATCACCAACAAAAACTCAAACACCGACAAGTACCGCGACTAATACACCAACACCTTCAATTACGTCTTCATTTACTCCAACGGTAACACAGACTCCAACAAATACACAAACACCTTCAATAACATCTTCAAATACCCCAACTAGTACTCAAACACCGACCACCACCACCACCACAACTTTAACATCAACAAAAACATCGACACCAACCAACACCACAACACAAACACCAACAAATACTCAAACACCTACATTTACTTTAACTCCTTCACAGACCTCAACTAATACGCCAACAAATACTCAAACACCTTCAATAACATCTTCAAATACACTAACACCGACTCCAACATATACTGAAGGAGGAACCCCACTTCCAACACCTACAAACACTTCAACCAATACAGAAACTCCAACATTCACACCAACACAATCACCAACGAACTCACCAACATATACCCCTACAAATACAGTAACTAATTCTGAAAGTCCAACACTAACTCCAACTGGAACAATTACTGAAACCCCAACATTCACACCAACACAATCAGAAACACCGACAAATACTAGTACAAATACGCCTACCAATACTCAAACAGTCACCAATACTCCCACCAATACTCAAACTTCAACGTATACACCTAGCCCAACAATCACATCTACAGTAACACCAACACCATCATCAACACCACCAGAAACTGACTACGTATATGCATTCGTCTTAGCACATGATGATATTTTAGGCGCCACTTTTAATGACAATAGTACTGAAAGACTTAACGACAATACTGAAATCGATGTGTTTAGAATTTCTACTGAATCTAGAACTTATATACCAACAAATGATTCAAAAAATTCTGCAGAAATAGATCTGGATTTAAGTAATTTTAATAGAATAAAAGATTCGAGTTTTAATCGTATAGTAATTGAATTACCAAAACTTGGTGCTGAATATGGCACATATCAAAAGGTATCTATTGAGCCAGTAGATATATTACCAGACAATATTCCATTTTCTATTGGTAATAACAACAGTATTATTAATAATTTCTACACCAAAAAGTATATACAATCTTATAACATATATAACTCATCAAGTAAAAGACTAGGTATATTTGTCACGTTCGGTGATAAACTTTTTGCCCAATATAAAGATGGTGATCAATCAATAGAGTTGATAAAAAGACCAGATATTAATTATGATGATAAATATATATTACAAAACACACTAGACTTAAAAGATCCTGGGGAGTTTATATGTGGGGCACCGGAATCTACAGAAGAAAATATTGTAAATAGTATTCAAGAATCTGCAAGATCCGCAACACCAGAAAACGGATATTGTATAAGAACATGTATTGATGTTGATTACGCAACATATAATTATTTTAATGGTAATGAAGAAGAAATACTTATTTGGGTATCATCAATTTGTGTGGGTGCAATTTCAATATATCTAGATACATGGAATGGATTAATAAACTGGCAGATTTCTTTAATTCACCTTTGGGATACACAAGACCCTATCATGGTAGAACCAGGACCTGTAGAAAATGGGGTTTTCGTAAGTAGAACCAGAGATGCATGGAATAATATTGACGTATTATCTCAATTATATCAAGAATATGATTTACATATTGTTTATACTTTTACTATTTTAAGTAAAAATTTACAAGGACCATTTGGACCTAACTCTACTGGGTTGCTAGGATCGGCAGCGATAGATAAGGTTTGTAGTGATAATGTACCATATATTACTAATAATGTCGGTATATCATATCAGTTATGGCCTGAAGGCGTAAGTCAACAAAACGTTCTTACTTTAGCCCATGAGTGGGGACACTCAATTGGATTTAATCATACTCAGTCGGATCAGTTTACTAGAGGTTGGGCACAGTTTGAAGATCTTACAGGTGCCCCAAATCCAATAGAAAGTGATCCTAATGGATGTTATCCACCTGGAACTTGTGATAATACATGTGGAGATATTATGAGTTACTGTAGTAATGGTAGGTTACCAGAATTCCACCCAGTCCTAGTTGAATTTTTACCGTTCCATATGGATTATATAAATGCCCAGTGTTTAGTGACAGATAATATTTGTACCGTACCACCCACAACTGAACAACTAAATTCACTGGCCTATTATATGGGTAACCTTCAATTTACCTTCCATAATAACTATTACTCAACTAGTCTTAACAAATTAACTAAATACCTTGATTGGCCAGGGTTTTTATTAGGTACACAAAGAGGATCTCAAATAATACAAATTCCAGTAAATGATGATGGTACGTTTGGTACTTTTAATATTCCAGGTTCAACATTAAGTTACGGTGACTTTAGTTACTTTACAGTTATTATCGCAACAAAATCTACGGGGTATAATGATTCAACTGTTATGGGTAATATTGAAATAAATTATGACAATGGATCTACTTACTATTCATACGAAACTTTGGATGTATTTTATGGATATCATATAGATTATAATGGATTAAGTATTGATAATACTAATAATTATAGGGTTCTTTTCTCCCCTTCTATGATTTTTAATAATAGTAACCCAACAATAACATATAAAATAAGGGGTGGTAATATGATTGAGTATGACCAATCAGTGGGTTCTGATAATACATCCAACTATTTTGGTATATGCATTTACAATGAAGAAAATGTTGTTGCAATTTCTGCAGGAAATGTCCAAGATATTACCAGACCTAGTTTTAATCGTAGTCTTAATAAATCTTATATAATATATTTACCCGGAAATACTTATGCAGGTAATCTCTTTGACTATCCAGTTTTAGTACCAGACGTACCCGAAAACTGGTTTTGTGTAAATTTGTGGGAAGGGTCTATCTCCATCGAAACTTTGACCATTTGGAATACTGACGTATTGTACACTTGGTACGTTGATGATTGTAATGATAGTTTATGTGGATTAGATCCTACAATAGGTTTACCTCCTTTAACACCGATAAACATTTAAAAAAACGATGTATGGATTTTTATATTAGAAAAAATAGTACATTACCAGTTTTAAAGATGGAGATTCCAGATCTACCATCTTTTGATCTTAATAGTGCTTCTTCTTTTTTTAATATGAAATATACAACGACTGGTAAATACAAAATATTTAATAAACCTGCAAGAATTTTTTTTTTAGATGATCAATGGTTTATTGAATATTCTTTTAATAAAAAAGAAACTAATATTACAGGTTCATTTATAGGTGAGTTTATAATAGAACAAAAAGATAAAAAGATTAAATTACCTCTTGAAGGTGAAATTTCAGTTGAAATAAATGAATCTTTTAGTGATTCTGACGCATGTTGTAAACCTCAAGAAATAACACTAAGTATTTTACCTGGTATTACTCAAGCAAAACGAATTCTTACACTTACTGACACGCCACGTAGGACACCAACTAATACACCGACATTTACATTTACACCGACAAATACTATTACAAATACTATAACACCAACCAGTACGAGTACACAAACAAACACCCCGTCTGGTGGATTTACACAAACACCGACACCTACAAATACTCTTACCCCTACAGTGACTATTACTAATACTGTAACACCAACAAATACAATCACACCTACTGTAACTTCAACTGTCACTCCTACAAATACTAACACTATTAGTCCAACCAATACTCCGACTAATACTTCTACTAATACGCCAACTAATACAGTAACTCCATCTGTAACCGCTTCTGAAACTACAACTAATACTCCAACTCAAACTCCATCTAATACCTCTACTAATACTGTTACTCCTTCGATCACAGCATCCGAAACTCCAACACAAACTCCAACAAATACTGCAACTAACACAGTTACTCCATCTATAACTGCTTCCGAAACACCAACACAAACTCCAAGTAACACAACCACTAACACAGTAACTCCATCTAATACACCAACCGAATCTCAAACTCAAACTCCAAGTAATACTGCTACTAATACAGTCACACCATCTGTTACACCTTCTGAAACACCAACACAAACTCCAAGTAACACTGCAACTAACACAGTTACTCCATCTAATACCCAAACTAATACTGTAACTAATACTGTTACTCCTTCGATCACTGCATCCGAAACTCCAACTAATACACCTACTAATACATTAACCCCTACAGTAACTAGTACATTAACACCATCACCAACCTTAATTGATGGAGACTTTTTATTACAAGAAGACAGCTTCGCGATCCTACAAGAAAACAATTATTTATTAATAGTGGAATATCCAGTCACACCAACACCAACACCAACTTTCACTACCACACCAACAAATACTGCAACTAACACAGTTACTCCATCTATAACTGCTTCCGAAACTCCAACACAAACTCCAACAAATACTGCAACCAACACAGTTACTCCATCTATAACTGCTTCCGAAACACCAACACAAACTCCATCTAATACTGCAACTAATACGGTCACACCGTCTAATACTCCAACTGAATCACCAACTAATACTCCATCTAATACTGCAACAAATACTGTTACCCCATCTATAACTGCTTCTGAAACTCCAACACAAACTCCATCTAATACTGCAACTAATACGGTCACACCGTCTAATACTCCAACTGAATCACCAACTCAAACCCCAACTAATACTCAAAGTAACACTGCTACCAATACTGTAACACCATCCAATACTCCAACTGAATCACCAACTCAAACTCCAAGTAACACGACCACCAATACGGTTACTCCATCTGTCACACCAACACAGGGTGTAACCCAAACAGTGACACCTTCCAATACTGAAACACCAACCCAGACACCATCTAATACCGCAACTAACACTGTTACTCCATCTGTAACATCTTCTGAAACACCAACCCAAACCCCCTCAAATACCGCAACAAATACTGTTACTCCATCTGTAACCGCTTCTGAAACACCAACTCAAACACCATCTAATACTGCAACTAATACGGTCACACCGTCTAATACTCCAACTGAATCCCCGACTCAAACCCCAAGTAACACGACCACCAATACGTTTACTCCATCTAATACTCCAACTGAGTCCCCAACTAATACTCCAAGTAACACTGCAACTAACACAGTTACTCCATCTATAACTGCTTCTGAAACTCCAACACAGACACCATCTAATACTGCAACTAATACAGTCACACCATCTGTTACACCTTCTGAAACACCAACACAGACACCAAGTAACACTGCGACTAACACCGTCACTCCATCTAATACCGCTACTAATACTGTTACTCCATCCAATACGCCAACTGAAACTCCAACTAATACTCCAAGTAACACTGCTACTAACACTGTTACTCCATCTAATACACCAACCGAATCTCAAACTCAAACACCAAGTAATACTGCAACCAACACAGTAACTCCATCTGTTACCGCATCTGAAACTCCAACTCAAACTCCATCTAATACGGCAACTAATACGATCACACCATCCAATACCCCAACTGAATCACCAACTCAAACTCCATCTAATACCGCTACTAATACAGTAACTCCATCTAATACCCCAACTG